ATGAAGACCCCCCGCCGCCTGCGGGGGGTCTTCATCAGGGCGTTCCCCCGGGCGTTCCTCCCGGCATGCCGCCGGGCGGCATGCGCCCTCCGATGCCGCCTCCGGGCGCTGGCGCTCCGCCCATGGCTCCGCCTCCGGGCGCCATGGGCCGCAAGCGCGGTGGCCGGGTTCACTACCCGATTCACCACGCTTCGGGTGGCGGTAAGGGACGGCTTGAAAAGGTTAAGGCGTACGGCCTGAAGCCTGCTTGATGATATAAGGGCGGTCAGAAATGGCCGCCCTTTTGATTGGACCTACCTATGCAAACGATCAGCATTCGATTTGAATACGAATTGAAGAAATTGGTTCAAGAAGAGATTGAACGCTTGACCGAAATCCTCAAGTCAGGCGCAAGTATTCACGAAATCGCAGACTACAAACACCTCACGGGGCAACTCGCGGCGTGGCGTAAACTTGACGATTTGTGCGATGAAGCCCGCTCTATAGTCGATAAATTGTAATTGGAGTACCTATGCCGCATACACCTATGCAACACGATACCGACCCGAAAGAAGATCTGATCAAAGCCGTAGGCTCGATCGACGGTTTGGACCTGTACCACAATCAGATCCTGTGTGCCGTCTACATCCGGCCGGAAAAAACCAAGGGCGGCATCGTTTTGCCGGACCAGCACCGCAACGAAGACCGCCATCAGAGCAAGGTTGGCCTCATTTTGAAGGTTGGACCTGATGCTTTTGTCGATGACAGCGGTGTTTGGTTCAAAGACGTCAGCGTTACGACGGGCGATTGGATCGTTTTTCGTCCTTCAGACGGCTGGAGCATCACTGTTAACGGCATTTTGTGCCGCATCCTGAAGGATGAGAACGTGCGCGGACGTGTTTCACACCCAGATTTGGTCTGGTAAGGGGGCAATCATGGCTGATGAACCGGAACAGATTGAGATTGAGATCGATCCGATTGAAAAAGACGTCAAAAAGGACGAAGTTGAGGTCGTAAAGGCCGAAGAAACGCCTCAAAAGGCTGAACTTTTGCCCGAAGATGGCATTGAAGCGCTGAAAAAGCAGTTGGAAGACGAGCGTGCGGCGCGTATTGCAGCCGAAAAGGCGGCAAACGAGGCCAAGCAGAACGCTTTTAAGGCTCAGAGTGAAGTTGCAGACACCAATCTGCACCTGATCAACAACGCAATCGACACCGTTAAGGCAAATACGCAGAACCTGAAGGCTGCGTACTCGCAGGCTATGGCTGCGGGTGACTATGACGCCGCTGCCGACATCCAGCAGACCATGGCGGAGAACTCTGCCAAGTTGCTGCAGTTGGAGCAGGGCAAGCAGGCGATGGAACAGGCGCCTAAGCAGAAGGCGCCGGACCCGGTCCAGAGTGACCCGGTAGAGGCGTTGGCCTCACAGTTGTCGCCTCGATCGGCGCAGTGGGTTCGCGCCCACCCTGAGTACGCCCGCAACCCCAATCTGTACCGCAAGATGATTGCGGCGCACGAATTGGCAATGGCGGACGGGCTGACGGCCGACACTGACGACTATTTTGATTCGATTGAACTGACTTTGCGGGTTCGCAAAGAGGCAGCGCCTGCCGCTGACGCCTCTGCGGACGCTGCCAAGGTCACGCAGCGCCGTACCGCACCTCCAGCAGCCCCTGTCTCGCGCAGCGGCACTGCGGGCACTGGAAGCCGTTCTAACGTGGTCCGTTTGACTTCGGACGAGCGCGAGATGGCCAAGATGATGGGTATGACCGATCAGGAGTACGCCAAGAACAAGTTGGCTCTCCAGCGCGAAGGCAAATTGAACTAAGGAATCACTATGGATACCGAAACACCGAAAGAAAAGCGCCAGAGAGCCCGGCACAATCGCCTGATGGAAGCCATCGACGAGGTGGAGTCCGAAAGCATTGACGACATCCTTGCTCAGGAGGAGGCGCCTGCCTCTATCCCGCGTGCTCCACTGCGCGAAAATCCGCGTGACCGCGCTGCCCGCCGTGCGGCGGAATTGCGCGAGCACCGTGGCGCCATGGACGAGGGGACTGACGAGTTCTATATCCCTCTCGATATCATCCCGGACGGCTGGGACTACGAATGGAAACGCAAATTGCTGCTTGGGCAGGAAGATCCGGCGTATCAGGTCCAGTTGGCCCGTAACGGATGGGAAGCCGTTCCTGCCGATCGCCATCCTGAAATGATGCCCAGCACGGGCAATTTTGCCGTGATTGAGCGCAAAGGCATGATTCTGATGGAACGTCCGAAAGAGATTACGGACGAAGTACGTGCCGCTGACTTGCGGCGCGCCCGCCAGCAGGTTCGTCAGAAGGAAGAGCAGTTGAACTCGGCGCCAGATGGCACGCTTCAGCGCAAGAAGAGCGACGGCAGCAGTCTTGCCAGCGTCAAAAAATCCTACGAAGCCATTCCAATCCCAGAATAATAGGCGGTAAATGCCTTTTTAAGCGCCCTACGGGGCGCTTTTTCTTTAGTGTTGTTGCGCTTGTTAATATGCAGGGGTAAATTCCGCTTAACCTCCTGCCCGGCGTGGGAGTTGCAGAAAACCCCCGGTCTAAATCGCCCCGGTGCGCGATGATGGCCTCCTGTAAGGAGAATCCGTCATGGCGAATACTTCAGCGCCTTTCGGTTTTAGTCAGTACACGGGTACGGGTTCGCTCCCGACCTATGAGCAAGTGCAGATGGCGATCTCGCCGTCGAACACTGGCGGCATTTTCTTTGGTGATCCGGTAATGCAGGCCGCCAGCGCCACGGGCGTCGGCACGGGCCTTATTACGCAGGCATATGCTCCGGTCACGTTGACTGGCTTGACTGGCGGCATTGTTACGTCTGCTGGCGGTGTTGCGACCATCACCTTCTCGGCGGCCACCCCGGCCAATAGCGGCACGCTGCCGTCTACGCCGAATGCGTGGGCTCCTCCGGTTGGTTCGCAGATTGTTGTCTCTGGCGCGGCTCCGGTTACGCTGAACGGCGTTTACACGGTAACCTCGTCCACCACGACGACGGCTGTTGCGATTTACAGCAGCGGTAACGCGGGCCCGGCTTCGGTCACGTCCACCACGTTTGGTACTGTCACCATCTACGTTCCGGTTGCTGGCATTTTTGTCGGCTGCAAGTACCTGTCGGTCGCTCAGAAGCGCACCGTCTGGTCGAACTACTGGCCGGGCTCGGATGCGAACACCAACGCAAACGTCACGGCATACGTGGTCAACGACCCGAATGCTCAGTTCGTTGTGCAGACCGCCAACTCGAATACGACGTCATCTGCTGTTGGTATTGCCAACATCGGCCAGAACATCGGATTTGTGTACGGCAACTACTACAACACGTCGGGCACTCAGGTTACTGGCTTGACCAACGGCAACACTGCCACGGGTCTTTCGACCGCCTACGCGGATCAGTACTCTCTGAGCACGCCGGGCGGCTATCAGCCGCTTCTCCCGTTCCGCGTTGTCGCCCTTGCCAACTACACGCCTGACGGTTCAAACCCGCTTCAGTCGATCAACGGCAACGACTACACCTCTGCTTACAACCGCATCGTTGTTGCATTCAACAATGCGATGCTGAAGCAGTCCTACGGCGTCTAAGGAGTAACTAAAAATGGCCGTTAATTTAAGTGCTATTAAAGACCTCCTGCTGCCGGGACTTCGTGGTGTAGAAGGCAAGTATGAGATGATCCCATCTCAGTACGACAAGATCTTCACCAAGCATGACTCGAAACTCGCCCTCGAGCGTACCGCCGAAATGCGTTACCTCGGCCTCGCGCAGTTGAAGTCGGAAGGCGCTCAGACGTCGTTCGACAACGGCGCTGGTGAGCGTTTCGTGTACAACCAAGAGCACTCGGAAATCGCTCTCGGTTACGCGATTACGCGCAAAGCGATTGACGACAACTTGTACAAGACGCAGTTCCACCCGTCTAACCTCGGTCTGATTGAATCTTTCCAGCAGACCAAGGAAATTTACGCGGCGAACATCCTCAACACGGCGACGACGTATAACCCGAATATCGGCGGTGACGGTGTTGCCTTGTGCAGCACATCTCACCCGATCGACGGCAATACGATCGCGAACAAGCCGACGACTGACGTTGACCTCAACGAGGCGACGTTGTTGAACGCGATGATTGCGATCCGCACCAACTTCCGCGACATGGCGAACCTCAAGGTCTTCGCTCGTGGTCGTAAGTTGATCGTTCCTCCGCAGTTGGAGCCTGTTGCAATTCGTCTTCTGAAGACGGAATTGCGTCCGGGTACTGCAGACAACGACGTCAACGCAATCCTTACGACGGCTGGCGGCCTGCCGGAAGGCTACATGGTCAATGACTTCTTGACCTCGTCCTTCTATTGGTACTTGCTGACGAACATTGACGGCCTTTCGTACATGGAGCGCGTCAAGTTTGAAACGGACATGCAGGTCGATTTCGTTACGGACAATCTGTTGGTCAAGGGCTACGAGCGGTACTCCTTCGGGTACTACAACTGGCGCTCGATTTACGGTTCGTTCCCGACCTCGTAATACGGAAAGGCTCCCAGCAATGGGGGCCATTCTTAGGAGACAAATATGTCATCGACTATTTTTACGGGTCCGCTACTTGCAGGTAACGTCCTCAACAGCGACGGCACGGGCAACCTTGCTGGCGTTGGTGGTAGTTCCGGCACGCAGAACGTGGGCTTTGCGGAGATGGTGCAGTTTGCGCCTATCACGCAATCGACCTCTTCTGTTGCTACGACTATCGTCATTCCTGCGAATAGCCTTATCACCAGCATGTATGTCAACGTGACGACTGCTTGGTCGGGCGGGAACTTGCAGATTGGCGTTGCTGGTACGGCAACGGCGTTTGCGAATGCTGTCACGGCGCCCGGCGTAGGCCAGAACTCTGTTACTCCGACCACTGCAACTCAGGTTGGTGTTTGGAATAACGTGAGTTCGACGCAAGACCAGCAGGTCGTTGTGAGTTCTACCGCTGGTACAGCGGGTGTTGGCGTTCTCATCGTCAAGTACCTGCAGGCGGCTAACGGTTACACCAACGGCCAATACGCGGCCTAATGGGAGCATGATATGAAAGGTCATAAGAAGCATCACAAGGCCAAAGGCGGCCACGTTGGTGTCAACGAAGCGGAGATGGACCTCAAAACCCGTCCTGAACCGCGCACCAATGCGAAGGAAATCGACAAGGAAGCCGAAGAGCGTAAGCATGGTGGTCGCGCCAAGCGTAAGCACGGCGGTAAGGCGCCTAAGCACGAGATGATGGTCGAAGGTCATCACGGCAAGCATCACGCTGGCCGTAAGCCGCGCAAGCATGGCGGCAAGACCTCTGGCAACATCTTTGCGTTCACGGCCCACAAGGGCACGGAGCCGAAGGCGCATACCGTGGAAATGGGCATGAAGTAAACTGGGACCCCCCTCTACCCAGTTTTTCTTGCACTAACGGGGGCCTTGTGCCCCCGTTTTTCCTTCGACTTGAGGACATGCCATGCGCCCAGTAACAGTCACGGTTGGCCCACTTGCTGCTGCGAGCGCCAACAACATTTGCACCACACAGACGCCGACGACGTCGTTCACCTTGAACGGTGCTTTAGTCGTCAATGGTGTTGCTTTTTTGGATACGCCTCGTCGAATCCTTTTCACCACGTCGGCCAATGAGAGCGGCAAGAATGCTGTTCTGACGGGAACCGATTACAACGGCAGCGCGATTACCGAAGTGCTGGCATTGACCAACATCGGCACCAGTTACACCAACATGGACTTTGGCACGATCAAGTCGATCACCATCAGCGCCGCTGCGGCTGGCGCAATTACGGTCGGAACCAATACAGTCGCTTCGTCGATGTGGGTTCGCCTTGATGAATATGCGTTACCGCAAACCTCTATTCAGGTTACGGTCAACGGAACGGTCAATTACACGGTTCAGCAGACCTTGCAGGATCCAAACAGCCCGACCAATCCGGTCCTCCCTTATCAGGTGGCGTGGGTTAACAGCGCGGACCCTGCTGTAGTCAATTCGACGGCGACGGTTCAGAGCAATTATACCTACAATCCAACATGGGCTAAGGTGACGCTCAACAGCGGCACGGGCTCTGTTTCGGCAGTGTTTGCCCAATCCGGCAACGCGCCTTACTAATCTGGAGAATGACCCATGGCTGGTTTATCTGAAGCCGCGCAAACTCTTCCCGCAGATCCGACATCCAATATCACTGCGGCTCCGCAGCGCCTGCGTGACAACGTCGGCAAGTTAGAAGTTTCGGAAGTCCAGAACCTCTTTGAGGCCGACTTTGAATACGGTGGCCAGCCGATGCGCTGGGAACAGGTCATTATTGGCGGCGCGACAATTACCCCTAACTCTGCGTTGGGCGGCGTTGTCATGTCGGTCACTGCGGCTTCAGGCGACATCGCAATTCGCCAGACTCGTCCGTATATTCGGTATCAGCCGGGCAAGACTCTGTACATGGCCAGCGGTCTTTTGTTTGGTGTCGCCAACACAAACCAGCGCCAGCGCGTAGGGTTTTTTGACGATGGTAACGGGTTGTTTTTTGAACAGGCTGATCCTACTGCAACAAATCCTTCGGGCATGTACGTTGTTTATCGATCGGACGCGAATGGTTCAGGCGTTGTCGATACTCGTATTCCATCTAATAATTGGTCGGATCCTCAAGGCGTTTTCCGTGGTTTAAATCCTGTTGTTGGCGCTTTCAACGTCAACAACATTCAAATGTGGTGGGTGGAATTCGCTTGGTACGGGGCCGGGTTGCTTCGTTGGGGCGTCATGGTTAACGGCGAACCGTACGTCCTCCATCAGGTCGGTATAGGCAACTTGTCTGCCCAAACGCTTGCATGGGCGCGCACGGGAAACTTGCCTGTCCGGTATGAACTTCGCAACATCGGCGCTTCTGCTGCTGGCAGCATGACGCACTATGGCGTGTCGGTTCTTGCCAAAGGCAAGATTGATACTCAGCGTGGGTTTACGTACGGCTACGGCACCAGCGCCTCCAGAACCGTTACCACAGGCACTCGCTATCCGGTTCTTTCCGTCCGTTACCGCAACATGGGCACGTTGGAGTATGGCGTTGATTCGGCCTACTCTGGCGCCAACGGGACTCTCCCTGCAGGTGGCGCTGCGATTGCCAGCGCAACCAACACCGCTGCCTCTAGCACCGTGACGCTGACGGGAACTCCGCTTGTCGCTAATGCATGGGTTGGCAAATACATTTTCTGCCGTGGCGCCACGGCATCGATCACGGGCATTACGATTACGGGTAGCGTGGCCACTGCCACGACGGCGGCGAATCCCAACTATTTGACTGTTGGTCGTTGGGTGACGATTAACGGCGCAACGCCAGCGACGGGCACGTTTCCTACTCAAGTTCAGATCACTGGCGTCACGGCCAACACGTTTACCTTTAACACGACGGCTTCGGGCACGGTAACGGGCACGATCACTTACCAAACGGGTCAGGGATCTGTTGGCCGCATTACCGCAAACACGACAAGCGCCCTGACGGTCGTGGATAACGTGCAGGGTGGCCCGATGCCTGTCCTGCCTGCGGCTGGCGGCAACTACATTCTCGGAGTCATTGACCGTGGTCAATTGCTTCCGCAGATTCTGTCCATTTTCTCTAGCGCCAACTGCACGCTGGAATTGATTGCGTCTACTTACTCTTCTCCGATTGCGTTGACTGGCGCATCGTTTGCAACGATGTACAGCCTTGGATCGCTGAACAGTTTCGCAGAGCGTGACGTTTCCGCTACGGGGCTTGTTGGCGGCGAAGTGGTCTATAACGCACCTCTGCCCTCTGGTGCTCTGCAGAACTTTGACCTGTCGAACTTTTTCCCGCTGTACAACAATGTGCAGGGCAATCAGCCAGACATTTTGACGGTCGCCATTACTGGTTCTGCGAGCATCAATGCCAGTATCATTGCTCAAGAAGCAATGTCTTAATCCTCTGGATAGGAAGGCCAAATGAGCGCTGGCACTTACAATTTAAACATTGAGCAAGGCGCGACGTTTATTCGGGTCTTCCTTTGGCAGGTCGGCGGTACGACGGACTGCGGGGGCTGTAGCACCAGCACATCGACGGCCACGCCCGTTGATTTGACTGGGTTTTCTGCCGACATGCAGATTCGGCAGACCCAGCAGTCCACCACGATCCTGTATGAGGGCAGTACCGCCAATGGAAATATCGTCCTTGGCGGCACTGCTGGGACGATTACGCTGACAATCCCATCCACGACGACAGCCGGGTTCACGTGGCTGCGTGGCGTTTATGACATGAATCTCACTTCTGCCGGGGGTATAGTTACGAGATTGCTGCAAGGCACAGTCGTCGTTTCTCCAGAAGTGACCCGGTGATATGTCTGGATCCACAAATTCACCGAATCAAGTCTCCTCTCTTGGGCCTGATGATCTAGTACAGGTTACGGTCACTGAGACGCCTCAATTTGAGGTTTCGGTCACAGAATCGCCCACCACGGTCGCCGTATGTGATGGCGTCACCGACGTCGTCATTACGCAGGCAACTTCCGAAATCGTCTCGATTGTCGAAACGCCACAGCCGGAAATCGTTTCGGTAGCGGTTGTTGGCCCTCAGGGCCCACAAGGACCTCAGGGTCCACAAGGCCCTGCAGGACCGTCTTTGCCGGGCCCTACTGGCGCCACTGGACCTACTGGCCCTACTGGCCCTGCTGGTCCCACAGGCGCTACGGGCGTTACTGGAGCCATGGGTCCGCCGGGGAATGACGGGTCTGACGGCGATGAAGGTCCTATTGGGGCTCCCGGCCCACAGGGTCCGCAAGGCCCGACAGGAGCCACGGGCGCTACTGGTGCCACGGGCGCTACTGGTGCCACGGGTGCTACTGGAGCCACTGGAGCCGCAGGACCTGTTGGACCTCCGGGCATTGACGGTAATGATGGCGATGATGGCGCAATTGGACCGCCGGGACCGCCGGGACCGCAAGGCGCCACAGGCGCTACCGGAATTGCAGGCGCTGCTGGCCCAATGGGCCCTCCGGGCATTGACGGCAATGATGGCGATGATGGTCCTATTGGCCCGCCGGGACCGCAAGGACCCATAGGTCCTACTGGCCCTACTGGCCCGGCAGGCACTGCTAACTACATGACGATTTCCGCCGGAGCCTCATCCGGCACGTTTTCGGCCATTACGTTTGCCAACAGCAATAACGTAAGTTTTGGCCTCAGTTCAGGCGTTATTACGGCCAGCATTCCGGGAACTTCTTCGCTATCTGGAACCGGAATTGTCACGATCGCGACGTCTGGCAGCACCATCAGCATTGGCGCATCTCAATCCGTACAGACTCAGGCATCAGGCGCTATAGCGGGGACAGGATTCTCGACCGCTGCGACGACTGGATCTTTGTTGATTGGTTCGCTTGGCACAAACGGGTTAGCCCTTTCTGTGCCTCCTTACATTACAACTTATACAACCCAGTCAGTTCCATCGACGTCTTCTATCAGCGGCACTGGAATTATCACCATTGCTACGTCTGGAAGCACGATCAGTATTGGGGCATCTCAATCTGTACAGACTCAGGCATCAGGCGCTATAGCCGGAACAGGGTTTTCAACCTCAACGACGACAGGAACGGCGCTTGCCGGATCTCTTGGCACAAATGGCTTAGTGCTATCTGTGCCTCCGTATATCACGACATACACAACTCAAACGGTTCCAGCGACTTCTTCAATTAGCGGAACTGGCCTCGTTAATATTTCGACAAATGGCAGCACTATAAGCATTGGCGTTCCTTCGCCTGTTGCTTATGCGGCCTCTAATACGGTCTTATCTACTTCTGGTTCTTTGAACCAATCTAGCCTTATGTTTGCTGGCGCTGGCCTTGTCAGCGTAGGCGTTAGTAACGGCTCTGTCTTGATCTCAGGCAGTACGCCTGCGGCGCCTACATCGTACGTTGCTCAGGTTAACGGATCTTCTGGCTCTGTCAGCGTTGCAGGAACAGGCTTTACCAGCACTTCGACCAGCGGCTCAGTAATTACTGCGGCGTTGGGAACGAACGGTCTGTCTATGGCAGTCCCTGCATTCCTGACAACTTATGCTTCTCAAACAGTTCAGACGCAGGCTTCAGGCGCTATAGCCGGAACTGGCTTTACGACAACGACGAATACGGGAAGTGTCATAGCAGGCGCTCAGGGTACTAATGGCCTGATCTTGTCTGTGCCTCCATACATCACCACGTATACGACTCAGTCAGTACCTGCTACGTCGTCTATCAGCGGCACTGGCATAGTCAGCATATCGACAAATGGAAGCACTATAAGCATAGGCGCTTCTCAGTCAGTGCAGACTCAGGCATCAGGAAATATTGCTGGAACAGGTTTTTCAACCGTTTCAACTACTGGTTCTGTTCTTCTTGGAGCGTTAGGAACTAACGGTATAGCGCTTTCTGTTCCAGCGTGGGTGACATCTACCGGGACTATTCCTGCAACTTCGTCTATCAGCGGTACTGGCATAGTCAGCATATCGACGTCTGGCAGCACGATCAGCATTGGAGCGCCCGCATTCTCAGTCGGCGTTTCTGGCGGTAATACGTCAGGAAATACTGGGATAGTATCAAACCAATTTGTTTTGGCTGGTGGAAGCAACATAACGCTTTCCGGCTCAACAAATGCCGCTGGCATGTCAGTAACCATATCGGCCAATACCGTAGCGGCCGTCCCTCTTAGCGTATCTGCGGGAGCAAGTTCTGGCGCTTTCGGCGGAATTACTTTTGCAAACTCAAACAATGTTTCGTTTGGGTTGAACAACGGAACAATCACCGCTTCAATTTCTGCTGTCCCCACTTCATACGTACAACAGGTCAATGGCTCTTCTGGCTCTGTCAGCGTTGCAGGGACAGGGTTTACCAGCACTTCGACTAGTGGTTCAGTCATTACGGCATCGTTGGGTACAAATGGACTGTCTATGGCAGTTCCCGCGTTCCTGACTACATATGCTGCACAGACTACGCAAACACAGGCTTCAGGCGCTATAGCCGGAACTGGCTTTACGACGACGACTAATACAGGCAGCGTCATAGCAGGCGCTCAGGGCACTAACGGCCTGATCTTGTCTGTGCCGCCATATATCACGACGTACACGACTCAGTCAGTGCCTGCTACATCGTCTATTAGCGGTACTGGTCTTGTCAGCATCTCGACGACTGGAAGCACTATCAGCATTGGTGTTCCAGCGCCTTTTGCGTACGCCGTCTCGAATACGGTCCTGTCTACTTCAGGATCTCTGAACCAATCTAGCCTTATGTTTGCTGGCGCTGGCCTTGTCAGCGTAGGCGTTAGTAACGGCTCTGTCTTGATCTCAGGCAGTACGCCTGCGGCGCCTACATCGTACGTTGCTCAGGTCAATGGCTCTTCTGGGTCTATCAGCGTTGCAGGGACAGGGTTTACCAGCACTTCGACTAGTGGTTCAGTCATTACGGCATCGTTGGGTACAAATGGACTGTCTATGGCAGTTCCCGCGTTCCTGACTACATATGCTGCACAGACTACGCAAACACAGGCTTCAGGCGCTATAGCCGGAACTGGCTTTACGACGACGACTAATACAGGCAGCGTCATAGCAGGCGCTCAGGGCACTAACGGCCTGATCTTGTCTGTGCCGCCATATATCACGACGTACACGACTCAGTCAGTGCCTGCTACATCGTCTATTAGCGGTACTGGTCTTGTCAGCATCTCGACGACTGGAAGCACTATCAGCATTGGTGTTCCAGCGCCTTTTGCGTACGCCGTCTCGAATACGGTCCTGTCTACTTCAGGATCTCTGAACCAATCTAGCCTTATGTTTGCTGGCGCTGGCCTTGTCAGCGTAGGCGTTAGTAACGGCTCTGTCTTGATCTCAGGCAGTACGCCTGCGGCGCCTACATCGTACGTTGCTCAGGTCAATGGCTCTTCTGGGTCTATCAGCGTTGCAGGGACCGGGTTTACCAGCACTTCGACTAGTGGTTCAGTCATTACGGCATCGTTGGGAACAAACGGACTGTCTATGGCAGTCCCTGCATTCTTGACTACTTACGCCTCTCAGACCGTTCAGACTCAAGCGTCGGGCGCTATAGCCGGGACTGGCTTTACGACGACGACTAATACAGGCAGCGTCATAGCAGGCGCTCAGGGCACTAACGGCCTGATCTTGTCTGTGCCTCCGTACATCACCACGTACACGACTCAGTCAGTCCCTGCAACCTCATCGATTAGCGGTACAGGCATAGTCAGCATATCGACGACAGGAAGCACCATAAGTATTGGCGCCCCGGCTTTTTCGGCAGGCATTTCTGGCGGCAATACGACTGGCAACAGCGGTACAGTATCAAATCAATTTGTCTTGGCTGGCGGAAGCAATATCACGCTTTCTGGGTCAACAAACGCTGCTGGTATGTCGGTAACTATATCAGCAAACACTGTAGCGGCCGTTCCTCTTAGTGTGTCTGCCGGAGCAAGTTCTGGCGCTTTTGGCGGAATTACTTTTGCAAACTCAAACAATGTTTCGTTTGGGTTGAGCAACGGAACAATCACTGCTTCAATTTCTGCCGTTCCAACTTCATATGTCCAGCAGGTAAATGGATCGTCAGGTTCAGTTACTGTAGCGGGAACAGGATTTACGAGCACATCGACCAGTGGTTCAGTAATCACTGCAGCATTAGGCACAAACGGCTTGTCCATGGCCGTGCCCGCATTCCTGACAACTTACACGCAATCAGTACAGACTCAGGCTTCGGGAGCAATTGCGGGTACAGGGTTTACTAGCACATCTACTAGCGGCTCCGTCATCACCGCAGCCTTAGGAACAAACGGACTGTCCATGGCGGTCCCTGCATTCCTAACGACTTACGTCGCACAGACTACGCAGACTCAGGCTACTGGCGCTATTGCGGGAACCGGATTTACCAGCACATCGACTAGCGGTTCTGTTATTTCAGCGTCACTCGGGACCAACGGTCTGTCCATGGCAGTCCCTGCATTCTTGACTACTTACGCCTCTCAGACCGTTCAGACTCAAGCGTCGGGCGCTATAGCCGGGACTGGCTTTACGACGACGACCAATACAGGCAGCGTCATAGCAGGCGCTCAGGGCACTAACGGCCTGATCCTGTCTGTACCTCCGTACATCACCACGTACACGACTCAGTCAGTGCCTGCTACGTCGTCTATTAGCGGTACTGGTCTTGTCAGCATCTCGACGACTGGAAGCACTATCAGCATTGGTGTTCCAGCGCCTTTTGCGTACGCCGTCTCGAATACGGTCCTGTCTACCTCTGGTTCTCTGAATCAATCTAGTCTGGTATTTGCTGGTGCTGGCCTTGTCAGCGTAGGCGTTAGTAACGGCTCTGTCTTGATCTCTGGAAGCACGCCTGCGGCACCTACTTCTTATGTCGCGCAGGTCAACGGCTCTTCTGGATCTGTCACAGTCGCAGGTACTGGCTTTACCAGCACTTCAACTAGCGGATCAGTGATTACGGCTGCGTTGGGAACGAACGGACTGTCTATGGCGGTCCCTGCGTTCTTAACGACGTACGCCTCCCAAACAGTACAGACGCAGGCATCAGGCGCGATTGCAGGAACAGGCTTTACAAGCACGTCTACTAGCGGCTCCGTTATCACGGCAGCGTTGGGTACAAACGGCTTGTCTATGGCTGTGCCTGCATTCCTTACGGGCTATACGCAGTCAGTGCAGACGCAGGCTTCAGGGGCTATTGCCGGAACTGGATTTACGACTTCGACGACTAGCGGTGTTTTGATTGCTGGCGCGCATGGAACCAATGGATTGATTCTTTCGGTTCCCCCATACATTACGACTTACGTCGCACAGACTACGCAGACTCAGGCTACTGGCGCTATTGCGGGGACTGGATTTACCAGCACCTCTACTAGCGGCTCTGTCATTACGGCGGCGTTGGGTACAAATGGCTTGTCTATGGGCGTACCATCGTTCCTGACAGGCTATACGCAGTCGGTTCAGACGCAGGCTTCGGGCGCAATTGCTGGAACCGGGTTTACCAGCACTTCTACTAGCGGCTCTGTAATTACGGCGGCGTTGGGTACGAATGGGTTGTCTATGGCGGTGCCAGCGTTCCTGACGGGCTATACGCAGTCGGTTCAAACGCAGGCTTCAGGTGCTATAGCGGGAACTGGATTTACCACATCGACGACTAGCGGCGTTTTGATTGCTGGCGCGCATGGAACCAATGGATTGATTCTTTCGGTTCCCCCATACATTACGACTTACGTCGCACAGACTACGCAAACGCAGGCTACTGGCGCGATTGCGGGAACTGGCTTTACCAGCACCTCTACTAGCGGCTCTGTCATTACGGCGGCCTTAGGAACGAACGGATTGTCTATGGCAATCCCATCGTTCCTGACTACATATGCATCTCAAACCGTTCAGACTCAGGCATCAGGAAATATTGCCGGAACCAGTACTGGCTTTGGCGGAACCAACATCAGCGGAAGCATTACGCTTAACACGAGCGGCATCAATATTTCGCTGTCTGGATTAAATGTTCCTGCTACGTCTTCGATTAGCGGCACTGGCATGGTTAGCGTATCTGCCAATGGAAGCACGATCAGCATTGGCGCGCCATTTAACGCTGTTAGCGGTTCAAACGGTACTTACACGTTCCAGACTTTATCTTTTGGAACGGGAAATGGATTTACGTTCTACACATCTAACAGCAGTATTCTTGGGTCTTATACGGTCCCGACAGTACCGACTTCGTATGTGTCTAACGTCAACGGGTCTTCTGGCGCGATATCTGTGGCGGGAACAGGAACGGCCCTCAACCTGACCAACTTGACGGGCACCCTAAGCGTCAACACGGCTGGCGTTAGCCTATCTTTGTCGGCCAACTCGGGCGGTGGCGGCGGGTATACGACGCCACGGTTTGAGCCTGTTGCTGCTAACTCGGCGACGTCTTTTGCGGCAAATAGCCTGTACTTTGCTCCAGCCTATCCTCAGGCAGCCGTCAGTTTCAGCAGCCTGAATCAGATAATATCGATCGCAACTGTCCTTGGCACTTCAACTTGGGGCAACACATTTACTGGCAGTTATGCGCTGTACTCAAAAGACAGTGCAAATGCCAATCGCCTCACTCTGATGAGTTCATCGTCGTATGTACTCGCGGTCAGCGGTTCGTCCACACAAAATGGCGGGTTCACTCTTTCGCAGGGCGCGGGCAGTTACACCGCCAGTTCGACCAACCTGAACGCCATCCCCAATGGCTTGAACCTGATGTCTATGCCGTTCTCTGGCAGCATCGCAGGAAGCGGCGAATACTATGTCGGCATGGCAATCAGCACCAGTGCTGCAGGCGCTACATGGAATCTCAGTTGGGCTGGAGCGACCCGTGGCACGGGCGCTATCAACGCGGCCATTTCGCCAACAACATCTGTGACCACGGCCGTGTTTGACCAATGGGGCTTTAGGTATACATCGACATCTAACGCTTGGCCCTCTAGTATTGCGAGTAATTCAATCCAATCTATTAATGCGAATTTCGCTCCGTATATTCAATTTGCTTTGTATTAAAGGAGGGTGTTTTGAAACCACAGATCGTGAACAATCACGACCCCGGCTATCACAACGATGACTTGGACAAGTCTGCTACTCGCGTTTACGAAGGCGGATCTTGGAAAAAGCAGCGTGTCATAGTCATCTTACCCGCCGCCTCGACCATCCCTACCAAAGTAGCCTTATCGCACTGGGGTTTGGCTTTCCCGCCCAATCAAGCAGTCCACCGGATGCTTGCCCTCGGGCAGGAAGTCGGCGAAGCGTATAGCAATTGCATCAGCGAGATTCTGGCCCACCCTGACCTGAGCCAGTGGGAATACATCCTGACCATCGAGGCAGACAACTGCCCGCCGGGCGACGGCGTCATCCGCCTGATCAAGCAGATGGAATTGCATCCGGAGTACTCCTGCATCGGCGGCTTGTACTGGTGCAAGGGACCGGAGGGCTGCGCTCACATTTGGGGTGACCCGAAGGACGCGTTGAACTTCCGTCCGCAGGTGCCGGTTCCGGGCCAGTTGGTCGAGTGCTGCGGCACGTCCATGGGCTTCAACCTGTGGCGCACGAGCATGTTCAAGGACGAGCGCCTGCGCCGCCCATGGTTCAAGACGCTGAACGGCTCGGAAGGTCAGGGCATTGGCACGCAGGACCTCTATTTCTGGAATGATGCTCGAAACTATGGCTATCGATGCGCCGTCGATTGCGGAGTGCTCGTGGGGCACTACGATTTCGAGGGCAAGTTTGGTCAACCTGATACGATGTGGTAAGGAAACATATGAGCACCGAAGAGAAAAAGCCGATCAAACTCGACATCGGGTGCGGCAAGCGCAAGGCAGAAGGCTTTCTGGGCGTCGACTCCATCGCCTTTGAGGGCGTCGATATCGTCATGGACGCCAGTAAGCCGGGGTGGCAGTGGGCGGATGGTGAGGTTGACGAAGTACATTCCAGTCACTTCATCGAGCACCTGACCAACAATGAGCGCGTCGTGTTCTGGAACGAACTGTGCCGCGTCCTGAAGAAGGGCGGTCAGGCTCGGGTCATCACGCCGCACTGGTCGAATGCCTGCGCCTACGGCGATCCGACTCACCAGTGGCCACCGATGTCTGAATGGGCGGTCTACTACCTGAACAAGGACTGGCGTGACGTGAATGCGCCCCACGCGCCTTTGACCTGCGACTTCTATTTCGTCATTGGCGGCTCGTGGGATCCTTGGCTGGAAACCCGAAATCAGGAAATGAAGATGTTTGCCATGGGGCGGTACATCAATTCCTACCGGGATTTAATCATCACCCTCACCAAAAAGTGATGTAACTGCCTATTTGCTCCCGGTTGTGGAAATTACACCGGGGGCATGTATCATTCGACTATCCCAACCTCCGGCTGGCCGTAGTCAATGAGTAGCAACCCGAATTCGACCGTCGTTGTGACTTCCTGCGACAATCCGCAGATAGTCCAAGTCGGTACTGAAGGGCCGCAGGGTCCTCCGGGGTCTGTTGGCGCTACCGGGCCGACAGGCGCTACGGGACCTACTGGGGTTACAGGCCCCACCGGGCTGCAAGGCCCTCCCGGCAATGACGGCATTGACGGCGATGATGGGTTGATAGGGCCTGCTGGGCCTCAAGGTCCAGCAGGATCAGCGGGCACTCAAGGCGTTCCCGGGGCTGCGCTGTTTATGATGGCGCAGGATGGCGAAGACGGCCAAGACGGTCGGCCGGGCTTTTCTGGCGCTACTGGAGCCACCGGGGCCACTGGCGCCACCGGAGCCACTGGCGCAGGCGCCACGGGCGCTACAGGCGTTACAGGTGCCACGGGCGCCACGGGAGCCACTGGAGCCACAGGTGCTACGGGCGCAGGTGCTACGGGCGCCACAGGCGCTACCGGAGCCACGGGTACTGCCGGATTTCAAGGGCCTCCCGGAATTGACGGCGTTGACGGCGAAGATGGCCTGATTGGCCCGGCTGGGCCGCAAGGTGCTCCCGGCGCGGCTGGCGCTGCAGGCCCTATGGGCGCGGCGCTTTTCATGATGGCTCAAGACGGGGAAGACGGCCAAGATGGTCGGCCGGGATTCGCTGGGCCTACCGGACCGACTGGGGCCACGGGCGCTACAGGCGCATCGGGTTCGGGCGGTGGCGGTAGCAGCGCTATTTTGGTCTTTGAGGCCGATTACGTTGATGCGCCGGATTTTTCGCAGCAGAACGTACCAAATTTTTTCCCCGTAGGTTTTACGGCGCCTAATGGAACGCTTGTCACGACGGACAATTTTACGGCTGGGTCTTCAGATCTGACGGGCAATGTTGGATCTCAGAACGTACAAATTGTGTTCCCAGTACTGAGTTCTATTTCTCGATTTATCTATCAAGCGCAAACAGCGGGTGGATTGGTAATTTATCCGGGCGGTTCTCCCGGCGTAACATTGGGTCAGATTGACGCTTGCAATATCGGCGCAAATGCAGCGGGAACAGGCCAGTTCACGCAGTTGACTGCAATTTTGTCAGCGTCGTTTCAAAGCGGTTTTACTTCTTCCGCTGGATCAAGTGTCACAGGTGGATTTACAACCGACACATTGTCGGTTACTTCAACAAGTACGCTTACGGGATTGGCCACTTTTAGTGGCGGCGCATCTGTTACTGGTGGCACATCAACAGATACGTTATCTGTAACTTCCACATCAACCTACACTGGCTTGGCGACGTTTAACGGCGGCGCAAGTCATGCTGCAGGCACAACAACCGTCGCGCCCATTAAACTGACCTCTGGCACTAACTTGACCACGCCTGCAGCGGGCGCGATTGAATACGATGGAAAATTAAAGTATTTCACGCCTGCAGGCACCGCTCGTGGTTTGCAAGAAGTTACTTATCTTTGGGTAAACCCAACCGCTCGAACGCTTTCTAACGCAACCGGAAACCAGATTATTCTGGGCACTGCGACAGGTACAGGCTTAACGTCCGGCGTAGTGTTACAAGCCAGCACGGTTTACTTTGTTGAAGGCGAATTTCAGTTAACGACTGCTGGTACAACGGCGCATACAGAATCATTCGGATTTGTGCTGACAACAGCAACAGTTTCGTATGCAGGATACACAGTAGATCGTTTTACAAATGGAACGACAGCGGCATCGCCCTATAGCCAATGGTTTACGACAGTTACTCCGTCAGTGGTAACTGCCTCAATAACGTCTAACCAGACGTCGAATTACCGTATTCGTGGGGTCATCGCAATCACTACGGGCGGCAGCCTCAACCCAGTCATTGCGCTATCAGCGGCTCCGGGTACGTCGGTTTCAATTGCTACGGGGGCGTGGTTTAAATTTACACCTGTTGGAACGACAGGCAGCAACGTCAACATAGGCACTTGGGCCTAAAGGAAAATTGAAATGGCACAGAATAAAATCATCCGCACAGGCCCGGTTGCTGTTACGGCAACGATGGCTAACGTGTATTCCCCGCCGACGACTACTGGTGGCTCCACCAGCGGTACGACTGTTACCAACACTTATGTGATCCTGCGTCACATTCGCGTTGTGAATACGACTGCTACGGCCGCGAGTATCATCGGGTTCATCAACACAGTCAGCGCAACTGGCGCAGCAGGTAAGGAATTCTTCGCTGGCGGTGTGGGCACAACTGCGTATACCTCCGGCGGTATTTCGGTTGCTGCTGGCTCGTATATCGACTGGTACGGTCAGGTTCGTCTTGATGTCGGCGAATATTTTGTCGCCGCTGCAAGCACGACTGGCCTTACGATCGAGTGCGAAGGCGAAATCGGCATCGCTTAATAGGTTGATACGCCCTTCCTTGCGCTTTTCTATAGGTGGAAAAGCGCCGGGAAGGTTGTATGATTTGATTGGACATTCTGTTGGTGGGGTAGAATTCCGCGCAGTAACTTTTCGCATAGGGCGGACTGATGGCTACAAGCAACACATATGCCTTCAATCCGGGTCTCGGAGAGGCAACGCTCTATGCTTATAACCTGTGTGGTATCAGGCAGAGTGCGCTCCTTCAAGAGCATCTAGAGACAGCCCGCATGGCGGCCAACATGTTGTTGGGCCGCTGGAGCAGTCAGGGCGTTAACCTGTGGGCGGTGGATTTGCAGTGCGTCAACCTGACGCAAGGCGTCTGCACCTATGATGTTCCAAGCAACACGATCGTTATGCTGGATGCGTACATCCGGCAGAGCGTCGGCAGCATCACTGATCGCATCATCATGCCGATCAGCCGTACCGAATATGCTTCGTATCCCAACAAAAGCCAGCAAGGCTTTCCAACGACGTTCTGGTTTGACCGCCTACTGTCGCCGCAGGTGACCCTCTGGCCAGTACCGGACGGGACCGTATCCCAGTTGCGGTACTACCGCGTGCGGCAGATTCAGGATGCCGTTCTGGGCGATGACTCTCAGGTAGAAGTCCCGTACTACTTTCTTGAGGCATTTGTCTTTGGTCTGGCGCAACGATTGGCCATGGTATGGGCACCTGAAAAGGTCGCGATGCTTAAGCCGTTGGCCGACGAGTCATATCAGATTGCTGCAGAGCAGAATATTGAGACTGCGGCTCAGTACATCTCTCCCCAGATCTCGTCCTACTTCAGGCCGTAAGCCATGGGGTACGCATCTCAATCGGGCCGGGCTAGAACTAATGCTGGCAATCCGCAGGCGCATGCAATTTGTGACCGATGTGGTTTTCGGTACAACTTTGTGGACCTGATCTGGCAATTTGAATGGCGCGGAGCAACGCTGCAGAACATCAAGATTCTGGTCTGCAATGACTGTCTCGATAAGCCTCAGGAAAATATTCGGGCAATCGTCATTCCGGGCGATCCGACACCGATCGTCAACGCGCGTATTGAAGATTTCGTTGGAGCCGCGACTGATAATTTGGCGTTTTCGGCGTCTACTAAAGATCCGACAACGGGTCTTCCAGTGCCGTCTCCCAACGTCTTGGCGGACCAACTGGGCAACAATCTTGTCGCCCAGCCCATAGGCCCCAACCCCAACAATATTGGAGACGGGCTCGAGCAGGCGGCCGTAATGCCACAGTTCGAGGCCACCGCTTACGGCGTGCAATTGCCCGTCGTCTCGGTCATTGCCAACGGCACAACGACCATTACGGTCACCTGCAGCGCCGCTCACGGCCTTTCTACGAACAATTTGATCTCTGTTCTAGGGTTAACCAACAACGCCGCCACGGGGTTTTACAACGTCACAGTGACCACGGCGACGGCGTTTACCTACCAGATCAGCCAGATTACTCCGATCGCCTCTGGGTCCCTTCTGGGGGCAAAGACTCGCATCGTGACCGCCTACCTGACGCTGCCCTACGGCTTTACGCTGATCCCGCAGACTGGAATTTAACCATGGCCAATATTGCAATCACCAACTTGCCGACAGTAACCGCCATGACCGGGCTGGAGCAAATTCCAGCGGTCCAGAATGGAGTCACTGTGCGAGTGACGGCCGCGCAAATTGCTGGCCTGATTCCGGTCTTGCCGGGTTATACGGTAGCAACGCTGCCATCGTCAGCAACCAAAGGCCAGCAAGCCTATGTCACTGACGCACAGTCTCCGACGTATCTGGGACCTTTGACGGGCAACGGGTCAGTGGTCACTCCGGTGTTTTACAACGGCAGCGCTTGGGTCGCTGGGTAAGGGGGAATCATGACAGGCAGTGCAGTCATCGGGTTTATTGGCGCAGCAGGCGGTGGCGGCGGCGGATTTACGCCGCAGGTCGTTATCAATCAAACGAGCCCATACACCGTCCCGTCCGGCTCGACCAACATCGTCGTCGAAATTTGGGGCGGTGGTGGTCAGGGTAGCGGCGGCACGTCGCCCGGCGGTGGCGGCGCGTCTGGCAGTTATTCGCGGTCCAGTTATGCGCTGAACGGATCGGGTACGCAGACGCTGACGTTTACTATCGGCTCTGGCGGATCTGGCGGCGGTTCTACTGGCGGCGGCGGCGGTACGACGACGGTATCGAGCGGCAATATCACCGGTTTTACGACGATGACAGCGGCTGGTGGTGGTGGTGGTACAGCGCCAACGACCGGCGGCACTCCGGGCGGATTGCCGACAGCGGGTAATCAGGCCAACCAAAACGGCGCATCAGGCTCTGCCCCTACGGGCGGAACCGGCATAACCGGCACCGTTTCCGGCGACGGTTCGCCATACGGCGCGGGCAGCGCCGGTAACGCAGGCACGGCAAGTCCCGGCGGCGCAGGCGCCGTCGTCTTCTACTTCACCTAAGGAATTTTATGAAAACGCTTCATCTGATCGCGCTGTTTTCGTTCTTGGGGATGGCGGTTATTTCGGGCTGCTCAAGTTCTTCTGGCCCTTCTCAGCCCCCCGTCGTTGTTGTGACGCCTAGTTTCTGGGGTCCCAACACCGCGTTTCCTACAGGATCCGTAATCAATTTTGTAGTGTCTGGTCAGGTATTCCATGCAACCGCCATCACAGGCGGCAAAACGGGTGCCACTCAACCTGTAATTCCGGTGAATGGGACTGCTAAAGACGGCACTGTTGTCTGGCAGTACTCAGGCGCTGGGGCCGCTTAACAACTTAGAGGTCGTCATGGAGTTCAATCCATTGGATACGCAAAAACTTTTGCGAGCATCAACTATCCCCTCAAAGGATTTTACAGGGGCTCTTCTGGCCATTTTGGTCGCGCTTATTGCATGGATTGGCACTTCATTGATCAATCGAGTTGATCAGTTGGCTGAAAATTTCAATTCTTATGCTTTGAAAATGGAAAACAGAGTCACTGCCATTGAGCAGAAACTGCAGACCATCAGCAGGAAGGATCAATGATGTTCAAATTTCTTGCTCAAATTCCCAAGTTCTTCGAACTGTTTAAAGAAGGTAAAGAAGTCGCTGACCCGGCAACTTGGAAAAACCGCACAATTGCGACTAACGTAATTCTTGCGCTTCTGGGAACTTTGCTGGGATTGGGTAAAGCCTTTGGGTTCAACGTGGAGTTGGATAGTGACACCACACAGAATCTGGCTGCGGGCATTGTGGCTATCGTCACTGCTTTTAATGCCGTCATGCACACAATTACGTCAGCAAGGGTTGGAGTGTCATCCAACGGCGGCGGTAGTTCCGCCGAAGGAAACACCGCTGACAGCGACAAGCCTGCAGAAGGCTGAGTTTGATATTGGATTTTCGTGCAATTTAACAGAGGAATGAACAATGACTTTTTTCGCTACGCTTGAACAGGACGTTGCTGCACTGGGTAAGTGGTTCAATGGCAACCCGGTCGGTGCCGCTATCGAAGCCGACTTCAAGGCTGCTGTTTCGGAATTGGAAAGTATCGCCGTGGCCGATCTTGAGAATGCGGTCAAAGTGATCGGCCTTGCGGCTCTTACCGGGCTGGCGACAGGAGGCACGGCTGGCGCCATTGCGGCGGGCATCGCTTCTGCTGAGACTGAATTCAAGTCGTTGGGTAAGGATCTCACGTCGAAGACGCTGAACACGCTTGTCACGACGGTTGTGAATCAGGTTTCGGCGGCAACGACCCCTACTCCGGTGGCTGCCCCCGTATGAAAGTTGACGGCGACTGCTTGTCCCTTACAGAAGGCAGTGAGTCATGCCGACTTACCGCCTATCCAGATCCGGTTGGCATCTGGACCATTGGCTATGGCCATACGGGTCCTGACGTCCATCCGGGTCTGGTGATCTCAAAGGATCAGGCAGAAAGCCTGCTGGAAGCCGACTTGGCCAATGCAGAACTCGCCGTTAATACCTACGTGAAGGTTCCACTGACGCAGCATCAATTTGATGCGTTGGTGGACTTCACGTTTAACGTAGGCTCTGGAAATCTTTTGCATTCATCGCTGTTGAAGTACTTGAACGAAAAAGATTACGCCGCTGCGGATGCTGAATTTCAAAAATGGGATTTGGCTGGCGGCAAGAAATTGCCCGGGTTGACTGCTAGACGAGCCGCTGAAGCGGCTTTGTTTGCTAAGGATTAATCATGTCCGCCAATACGACGCCGCTGACTTACAACGGGTACGTCAATCAGATTGCCACTATGGCCGTCGTCAATACGACGACCGTCAACGGTGTCATTCAGGGCGTCGATACGGCATTCAACGCCATCATTCCGCAGATGTTGAACTATGCGGAACTTCGCATACAGCGCGATTTAGATCTTCTGCCGTCAGTAGTGCCGCGTACGTACACGATTTCGCCGTATACAAACATGTTGCAGATCTCTGTGGACGACTTTGTAACTATTCAGACGGTGCAAATTACTCAGCCTTACCTCCCGGCTGTTTCTCTGCAGCCTGTGTCAAAAGAGTACATGCAGGCAGTGTTTAGCAATCCCAACAACCTTGGGACGCCAGCGTTCTTTGCTATGACAGGCGGAGACCTTTCGTCGGGCGGCAGCACGTATAACAGCATCATGTTTGGACCTTACGCCGACGAGTCGTACCCCGTGACGATTTACGGCACGATTCGCACGCCTACTTTGTATTCGTTTGCGACGACGGCTCAAGCCAATACTTCGACGACATTTATTAGCACATACCTGCCGGATCTTTTGATCATGGCCAGCATGGTCTATATCAGCGCCTTCCAGCGTAATTTCGGCCGCATGAGCGACGATCCAGCCATGGCGCAGAGTTACGAGGGTCAGTATCAGGCTCTTAAGAACGCGGCCATTCTCGAAGAGTACCGGAAGAAGTTCCAAGGCTCTGCGTGGTCGTCTATGTCTGTTCCTCAGGGCGCTACGCCGACGAGATAAGACATGCCACACGCAAGCGTAAAACTGAAGCCGGGAATTGATCTTAACGAGACGTTGGCGCTCAACGAGGCTGGCTTTTCGTCGAGCAACCTTATTCGTTTCATTTACGACAAGACTTTAGGCGCGCTCATTCAGAAGTTGGGCGGATGGACGAAGTTCTATCCGTACGCCTTTAGCCAAACGATTCGCGCCCTTTGGGCGTGGGAGACGACTCAGTCTGTGTCGTACCTTGCGCTTGGAACGCAGTCGCCTAATTCATCGACGTCGGCATCATTGTCTGTCATCCCGCAGGGTGGCACGGTCCAAGACATCACTCCGACCTACACCGTCAACAACATTGCGGCATCGGTCAACACGCCAACGGTAGGCAGCCCGTACTTTGTCATCAACGATTCGGTTGTGACGGGCATCACAAGTTATGACTCGGTATACATCGCCACGCACATTTCTGTCGGCGGAGTCATTCTCTTTGGCCTGTACCCTTGCGACCCTAATGGCTATTTGAGCGCGGGCAGTTATTCGGTCATGGCCACTGACGTGCTCGGGAACGCGCTTGCGGCTAACGCAGTCACGCTTGCGACGACAGCGGCCACTGGTACGGGATCGGTTGCGACGGTATCTTTCGCAGCGCTTCCTGTGCCCCCGGCCGTAGGATCTACGGTCACAATCTCTGGCGTTACGCCAAACTACAACGGCACGTTTACGGTTCTGGCTTCGCCAGCACCGACTACGACGTCGGTGTCGTTTTCTAGTTCGACAACGGGATCGCAAACCGTTGCGGGCACGATTTCAATCCTGAATGCTGCCGTTCTGGCTCAGTACACCACGACAACCAGTTCGTCGATCGTGACGGTTACTTTGCCGTATCACGGTTATTCGGTCGGATCGACTTATCCGGTATTGGTATCAACCACGTTGAACGGTCTCACCCTGTACGGAAATTACATCGTGCAGTCTGTCATCAATGCCGCGCAATTCACGATCAACGCAGGGAACACGGCCACAAGCGCGGGTTCTGCCTATATCAACGGTAATCTAGCCCGGTACATTTACGGATTCGGCGTTGGCGCGATTCCATCCGGCACCGGGTACGGTATCGGCACATATGGCTCTGGCGGATACGGCACTGGCACTGCAGTCACGCCGTCTACCGGAACAAAAATCATCGCGTACGACTGGACTCTCGACAATTGGGGCGAGATTCTGGTCGGGGTGGGAGTTAACGATGCCGGGTATAGCGGCACTCAATATTCGCCTATTTATGCGTGGAATGGATCTGGCGGCGCGCCCACGGCCGTAGCCCTTCCTTATGGGCCTCCAGTCAACGAAGGCGTGTTCATGGCGATGCCTCAGCGCCAACTTGTGGCGTATGGCACCACATTCACGGGCATTCAAGATCCGCTTCTGATTCGCTGGTGCGACGTAAACAACTTCAACGTCTGGGTAGGCCAGATCACCAATCAGGCCGGGTCATACCGCCTGCCGAAAGGATCTAAGATCATTGGCGCCATTCAGGGTCCTCAACAGGGGTTGGTGTGGACTGACGTTGACCTGTGGGCCATGCAGTACGTGGGGCCGCCGTATATTTACTCGTTCAACGAGATCGGATCGGGTTGCGGCCTGATTGCTAAGAAAGCCGCTGCGGCCCTTAACGGTATTGTCTACTGGATGGGTCCGTCTCAGTTCTACATGCTCTCTGGAAGCGGCGTAGAGCCTTTACCGTGCCCTATTTGGGACGTCATCTTCCAGAACCTTGATCAGACCAATTTATCTAAAATTCGCGTTGCCGTGAATTCGCGCTTTGGCGAAATCAGTTGGTATTACCCAACGACGACCAGCAACGGCGAAGTATCGAACTACGTCAAATTTAACGCCTATCTAAACGTCTGGGATTTTGGAGCGCTTGGAAGGACGGCTTGGATCGATCAGTCGGTTCTTGGACCGCCTATTGGAGCCGATCCGGTTTCTGGCTACATCTATCAGCACGAGACCTCGACCGATGCAGATGGGCAGCCTTTGTTGGCCTCGTTCCAGACGGGTTACTTTGCCCTCGACGAAGGTGACTGGAAGACCTTTGTCGATCAGGTATGGCCTGACATGAAGTGGGGATACTACAACGGCACCCAGAATGCGACGGTCAACCTGACGTTCTACGTTGCAAACTACCCCGGCCAGACGCCTACTCAGTATGGACCTTATGCGCTGACGCAGCAGACGACGTTCATTACGCCTCGATTCCGTGGACGCCTTGTGTCCATTGGGCTCTCGAGCAATGATGTCGGCACGTTCTGGCGTTTGGGAAACATTCGCTATCGCAGTCAACAGGATGGTAAATTCTGATGGCCGCCTCACTCAGTGACATCCTGTCGGCACTTAAAAACGGCGTCATTGCTATCAATGGCCTGATCTCTTCGTATGCGGCTAATTTGCTGGCGCAAAGCGCGCTGACGACGTCTTACTCGATCTTGTACACCGCGAACACTTCGTCGCGCGTGTACGTGAACGATATTTGCGTCTGCAACACAACAGGCGCCGCTTTGTCGGTCTATATTTCGCTGGTTCCACTTAACGGCACTCCGGGCGCCTCTAACGCGCTTTTCTACAATGCCTCAATCCCGGCCTATAGCACCTTGCAATGGACTGGGACTCAGGTGCTCAATAGTGGCGCCACCATTCAGGCTTATGCGTCTGCGACGGGTTGCACCGTGAACATTTCAGGCAGGGCCGCGACATGACGATCAGTCTTTACCCGCAAAGCATTTACACAGGCAGCACAGAGACTTCTATTGCTGCGCCTTGGTACATGCAGGTCTCGCGTGGCCTCGTGCCGGGATGCTCGGTCGTCAATATCTACGGCTACCAAGGCGCGTTACCCAACAGCACGGGCGCTACGTTTTACCCAGTGTGGGAGAACACTACGCAGTACACGTACCCTGCGTCAGCGGCGCAGGTGTTGCTCTGGAGTTCGTCAGCGTCGGATACGGCGGTGCAGGTTCTGATCAACGGGCTGGATTCCGGTTACAACGCGATCTCAGAGACACTTACGCTGACCAACGGCATGACGGGTGTTACTTCCGTCAATTCATACCTGCGGATCAACGGCATCTCTGTGGTCGGAACGGTTAACGCAGTAGGTACGCTGAACGTAGGCAACTCGGGCAAGACGCTCCAGTACGCTGAGATCACTGTTGGATACGGCAAAAGTCAGATGATGATCTACACCGTGCCGAACGGGTACACGTTCTATCTGACGCGCTCTAACGCGTACTCAAGCCTCAACGGTAACACGGCGGGTAACTACTCGTTCTATCGCGTGTACACGCAATCCAGTACGGGCCTGATTCAGATTCTTCTTCAGGCTCCGTTCACGAACGAATACGGGACGCTTCGCGTTGCGCCCCGTGCCTATACGCAGAAGACCGACATCCAATGGCAAGCGGCGGGAGAGCCAGCATCTGGCTCATTCCAAGTCGGCATCGGTGTCGAAGGCATCCTCATCTCCAACACGGCGGCTTAACCATGCCTCTTACTCACGGTAAAAGTCAGAAGACAATTAGCCACAACATCGCGGAGATGATCCATGCGGGTCACCCTAAAGATCAGGCTATTGCTGCGGCGCTTGCTACGGCCCGCAGTTCAGCGGGCGGTGGCTTACGCTTACCTACTAAACATGCTGCTGCTTCTGGTGGGGGAAAACTTCACGTGGGACCAATTCATAGTTCTGTGGCGGGCCGTACTGATCATCTGCCTATGCATGTGCCTAGTGGCGCTTATGTAATTCCTGCCGACATCATTTCGGCCATGGGCGAAGGCAACACGATCGCTGGCTTCAAACACATGAAACGCATTTTTGGAGGAGTTCCTTATGGCGGAGGGTCCGCGCCTTATGGTCAGTCTGGCGGTCCTTATGGCGCTGAAATGCCTCATCGTGCGGCTGGCGGCGCAACAGATGGAGGAGTGCCCATCGTCGCCGCAGGCGGAGAATACGTCCTCGCCCCGCACCAAGTGATCGAAGCAGGCGACGGAGATCTTGACCGTGGACATAAGGTTCTCGACGCATGGGTCAAGGAAATGCGAAAGAATACGATTAAGACTTTATCTAAATTGCCCGGACCTAAAAGGGATTAAGACATGACCGATCCAGTTGAACTTCAGATTCGTCTCGCGGGCCCTCAGGACCTTGATGAAATCATGAACATCGCTCTGATGGCGTGCGAAGAGAATGGGTTCTTGCATCCGAATCCGCTGAAGATGGCGGCTGAGATCTGGCCTGCCTTGAACAATGATCATGGCCTCTGCGCGGTTATTGGCGCGCCGGGCGGCAAGATCGAAGGCGCCGTTCTGCTTCGGATTGGTTCTATGTGGTACTCCGACTATCAAGTCGTCGAAGAAAAGGCCATCTTCATTCACCCGGAATTTCGCAACGCAAAGGGCGGTCGCGCGTCTAAGTTGTGCGAGTTCAGCAAGAAAGTCGCCGACCATCTGAAAATTCCGTTGATCATCGGCGTTTTGTCAAACCATCGTACCTCGGCTAAGGTCCGCATGTACGAGCGGCAATTTGGCCCACCTAGCGGCGCATTCTTCCTGTATGGCGCCCAGACTGGCAAGTGGCAGGGCACGGAGCACTAACATGTTCGGAAAGACGTCTCAAACAACGAACCAGACCACTATACCGCCAGAGGTATTGGCCCAATACCAATCGGCCACTAATCGGGCGTATGCGGTATCTAACACACCGTTCAAATACTATAACGGCGAGTTCGTTGCGGGCATCAATCCACAACAGCAGCAGGGTATCTCAGGCATCAATGCCGCTGCCTATCAGGCGCAGCCCACCTACCAGAATGCGATTGGTGGCGTGCAATCGGCTTATGCCGGGGCGCAGCCGTACAACATGGGCGCCACGGCGTACGCGCTGGGCGCCGGACAGAATGTTGATCCGTCTCAGATCAACGGGGCGGCGATCAATCAGTTTATGTCGCCTTACCTGCAGAACGTCGCAGGTAGCGAGGCAGCGCTCCTTAATCAGAACCAACAACAGGCCATGGCGGGCCAGTTGGGCAACGCCATCACGTCAGGCGCCTTTGGCGGAGATCGGGCTGGCATCGCTGCCGCCAATCTGAATCAACAGAACCAGTTGGCCAACGCCAACATCTACAGCAACATCCTGAATCAGGGTTACAACCAAGCCCTGAACGCTGCTCAGCAGCAGCAGGGCGTCTACTTGGGCGCAGAACAGGCTAATCGAGCCGCTTATGGAAACGCCGCGCAGTTGCTGCAGGGCATCGGCCAGCAGCAATACGCGCAGGGGCTTGGCGCGGCGCAGGAAACGGCTGCTTTGGGTCAGGGCGCTCAGGATGCGGCACTGCAAGGCGCTCAGGCGCAGATCGGTGCAGGTACGCTGCAGCAGCAGACTCAGCAGGCGCAGGACGCCGCGCTCTACAATCAATTCAACATGGCAGAAGCCTTTCCCTTCCAAGCATCGCAGTTCTACACAAACGCTGTCGAAGGTATTGGCGCGCTGTCCGGGCAGACGCAGACGACCACGACGCCGGGCGGCCTCTTTGCCGCGCGAGGTGGCGCCATTAAGCGCGAAGGACATGCTCACGGCGGCTCTACAAGTCAGGGTGGGCTGGTTGGCCTTAGTGGAGTACGTGAGCCCTTTGCCTATGGCGGCGTTCAGGCGACTCCTTCAGGCGTTTCTCCTGTTGATTTCAACGCCATTCTGCAAGCCCAGCAGTCCAGCCTTGAATCGAATGCGCCGTACGCGCACGCGACTTTCTACGGCAGCAAAGGCAACGCGCCGTATGGCGGAACTCAGGGCCTTATCCCGCAAAGCGGCAACGCCATTCCGCATATGCTCACGCCAAACAATCCGCGCATGCCTCAACCGAAGAGCGCATCGGATCAAGTTAAATCGATGAACGATTTGGCTGAAGGGCTCAATAAAGATTGGAAAAAGGGTCAGGACATTTACAATTCGGCCAAAAATGCCTACAACAGTTATCAGGCTGGCCGGGATATTAAAAATTTCCAAGGGAACATTGGAGACATTAATCCCGAAACGGCTGATGCGGCACAGAATGTTGTAAATTTTGGCGGAATGCCTTCCGTTGCAAATGACCCGCCAACTTTAGCGCGTGGCGGACTTGCTGGATATGCGGACGGCGGCGAAACCGGACTCGACATTCCAGAGGAAACGTCTCAGGCGAAATTGCCGTCCATGAATTCGGCAGCGCCTCCGACTGATCAAAACGCACAAGATCTTAAAGCCATCGCTCAGGTAGCCGCTTTGTTTGCTGCTCGCGGCGGAGCCATTGAGCGCGAAGGTCACGCCTACGGCGGCGTTCCGGGCGTTAACCCGGCTATGGCGCCTCATATGGGTCTCGCAATGCCGCGTCCGATGATGCAGGGCGCTGGAAAGGCAGAAGTTGGCGGCCCCATGCATCCACAAATTCGCGCGGCACTTGAAGGGCTGCGCCGGGCTGAGGGCGGTCGGATTCACAAAGACAAGGCGGGTGTCGTTAGCGGCGATGGAGGTGGCTGGGATAGCAGCGACCCGCTGCCTGACATGCCCAATAGCGATCAGCCACAAGATAAGCCTTTGGGCTGGTTCGACATGCCGTCGCTCAATCAGTTTATGCATCCGTTTGACACCCTTAAGCAGGGGTTGGCGGGCAAACAAGAATCGACTCCAGCAACATCTCGTCCTGAAACCGCTCATGAAACAATGGTTAGGCAGGACAAGGAAGATGAAGCGCGCTTTTATCCAAAGCCGGGATTGAAACCAAAACTCGCGCCTGTTGCATCTCCTGCGGCACCGCCGCCTGCTGAGTCTTATGGAACATCATCTTTTGTAGGCCCGGCATCGCCGAATTTTGTTGGCGAAGGCCCGCCTGCGCCTGAAAAGAAGCCAGTGGCCGCACAGCCCGCCGATGAAACCACCGCGACTGGGTTGGCTCCACCTGCTCCACAAAGTTCGGCCGTGTCTGCCAATCCTTCGATGATTGACAAGTTGAACGCAACCCCGCGCAATCCGTCAGTCGCTCCAGAAGAGCAGCATCCCGGAATTATTAGCAGGCTGTTCAAAGATGAAAAAGGCAATTGGGATCCTAGCAAGATCATCCCGATTGCAACGGGCGTCACGGCGGCAATCAATGCGCCCACTCAGCATTTGGGCAATGCGCTCGCGTATGGGGTGAACGCTGGCGTTCAGTCGTATCTGCCGACGCAAATGAAGCAGGCCGAAATCACGGCTCAGCAAGCGCAGAATCGCGGAATCGATATCGAGAACGCAATCCGCACTAACAATATTTCGGCTGATGCGATCGATACGAATAAGGGTCTTGTACGATTGGCGCAAGGCAATTGGGTGCCTTATGGCCAGTGGATGGACATGGGGCAGCCTGCCACATGGGGTTCTGCAGAGTCCGTTGCTGGAATGAATCGACTTGCCGCAGGGAAAGTTATCAACGCGCCTCCGCAAAAGCCCGTGTCTCCCATTGCGTACCAGCCTACAAACATAAACGGCAGGCCGTTGGTGTCTCCTGAGGCTCGAGCCGAAATGGATCTCGACGCGCAGAATTTCATGCGTGGTCCGGGATCGATGGGTGCCGCGAGTCTTCAGCGCAATAAGACTGATTCAGATAATTTTGAAAATTCCATTTCTGCCAAAGCAGAGGCTGGCAGGCGTCATGGCTCTAATTTAACGACGCTGGCTTCATCGATTAGCGGAATCGATGACAATACGTTCTTGCATTCAGGTCCGTTTTCGGACATCAGAGCAACCGCGCTCAACTATTACAATGACCTTGTAAAGATGGGCGGACACCCTGAGTTGGTTGCAGATCAAAGTGACATCACAAACCATACGATGGCAGATAAAATTTCTGCTGCGTTGCGGTTTAACCTTGCCAGCGATAGCCAGCAGCATTCGCTGCAGTCTTTAATGGAAGCAGGCACTGGCGTTCCGGGTACAAATCTAGATCGTCATACGGCCCTTTCGATGCTGTCCTCTTTGATGCTCGAAAAGCAAAAAGATTTGGACAAAGAAGACTACGTCCGCGATGCAAGGAATTATTCAAAGAGCCCGTACAGTTTTAATGCTCGCAGTGCTGACAGGCAGTTTAGAAAGCGTGACGGGTCGGACGACCACTATTTCCCTGACAAGGACAAACTGACGGCTGCCTTGGAAGACAATAACTTTCTGAAGGGCGTTCTTAACGGCTCGTTTAGTCAGCAAGAAATTCAGGCTTGGGAGCGTAATCACAACGCTCGCGGAATCACTCGATACATCTTAGGCAGGTAACGGTATGCCGTACGATCCTAGCAACGACTACGACTACGCTGCTCGATACGGGGCTCCTCCAGAACCGTCGCCTGAAGAGCCCGTCGCGCCAGCGGCTCAAGCGCCTGTGCAGCCGAAGGCGCCGGGCGATTTGTCTGATGAGGATTATCAGAAGAGCCTTCAAAGCCTTCGCGCTAAGGGCGTGAGGTTGGCGGGTGACCCTGCACCTCCGGGAAGCGAAGGCGGAGAAAAGCCCAAGAGCAATAAGACGATTTGGCATCAAGCCGGAACGCCATCGGCGCCGGGTGAGCCTGAGATGAGTTGGGGAGAAGTGGGATCTAAAGCGTTGTCGAATGCCATTCCCAGTGCATTTGGCGCCGTTAATGCGGCAGCCAGCGGCATCTTGCACCCTATCGACACGGCCAAGGCGCTGGCGGCGATCGCATACGGCGGATATTCGCAGGCTAAGGGCGCGATGGGATTCGAGCACAATCCCGAAGACGAGAAACTGATCGGCGCGCTTGAAGACCATTACAAGAACGTATATGGATCGATTGCTGGCTTCAAAAAAGCACTTGCCGAAGATCCTGCAGGCATCCTGATGGACGCTTCGACGTTCCTTGGTGGAGCGGGAGCGGTAGGCAAAGTGGCTGGCCTTGAAAAGATTGCGGGTGCTGCAGGAAAGGCAGCGTCGATCGTCGATAAGTTAAACCCTGTTGCTCGAGCCGGGCAGTTGGCGGTTGGCGCCGCGAAGTTGCCAGTCAACATCGCGCGCGGCGCAATGAGTAAGGCCAGCGGTGTGTCTACATACGCGCAGCAAGTTGCTACCAAAATTGGCTCCATGACGGGCAAAGCAGGCGACGCCATGCGTGACGCCTACAATCGGTTTGCGCGCGGAGAGGGCGATCCTACTGAATGGGTGTCCAAGTCAGAAAGCGCGCTTAAACAGGATAAGCAGGCTGCCGTTAATGATTACATTCGGAAAAAAGGATCTCTTCAGCCGGGAGCGCCTAGTTTTCAACCTGTCGAAGACGCGATAGCGGCCGCGCGTCAAGAAACTCAATTGGCAGGTCCCGGATCAGCCGCATTTCAAAACGCCAATTCTGCGATTGATCAGGTCGAACAACTTGTCAAAGAACACAAGTATGGCGTGAATGGCGGTTCGCCTGTTCAGCCGACGATTCACAGTTTCGATAACCTGAAGCAGGCTATCGGCGACCTGATGAATGGAACGAACAATCCAGCCGCGCAACGCCATCTGGGCGCCATCTACAACAGTGTCAAAGGGTCCATTCGCGCAATCGACCCGGCTTACGACGATTTGATGGAAAAGTACTCGACTGCCATGAGCGGCGTGAATGACGCCAAGAAGTTGCTCATCGGCGGAGACAAGACGGGCGCCACGGCGTCGATGGCAAAGGCGCTGCGATCCATCAAAGACACCACGGGCGTCAACATGCTCGAGAGGATGGCCAAGTACGAACCGACGTTGCCCGCCATGTTGGCAGGCCATGCGGTGAATCCGGCCACGGCAGGCGTCACGCACACAATTCAAGACATGATCGCTGGCTCGATTCTGGGTCACGGCGTGCATCCCGTTGTTGGCGCCGCTACGATGATTGCGGGTTCACCCAAGGTTGTTGGTGCTTTGAACTACGGCGCTGGCCGTTTAGGCGCACTGACTGGCATTGCGCCAGCCTCTCGAGCCGTATCCAAGGTTGTAAAGGCATTGCCAAAGAACTCGACCTACTACGCAGGCAATGCGGAACGCGAGAACGAGCCAGAAGCACTTTCTGAGGCCCCTGCTGCAGCGCCTGACAAAGGCGCAGACACGTACTCGAAGATTCTTCATCAGGAAAGTAACAATAAGCAGTTCGACGAAAAGGGAAATCCGAAAACGTCGTCGGCTGGTGCCATCGGTGCCGCGCAGATCATGCCGGGTACTGGCCCTGAAGCCGCGCGCCTTGCGGGCGAAGACTGGGATGAAAATCGATTCCGCAACGACGCTGACTACAATCGGAAATTGGGCAAAGCGTATTTTGAGCACCTCAAGGACATGTTTGGCGATGAGCGTCATGCCGTTGCGGCGTATAACGCTGGACCTCAGCGCGTTAAAGATGCCTTGGCAGACGCGCATTTCAGCGGCAAAGACTTTCTTGAGCACTTGCCGGAAGAGACGCGCAATTACGTTCATAGCGTCACAGGCCGTGCTACAGGCGGCCGTGTTGGCCGCGCTTCCGGTGGCCGCCTGAACGACATTGAGCCGCTGGTGCAACGCCTCATGAGCCGCTATAAGCAGGCCAAGAAACTGACTGACATGACTACGAAGCCGCTTCTCGATTCGCCCGACGAGCATATCGTGCAGGCGCTGAAGGTCGCGCAGGACGCAATTTAGGAGTCGCAATGCCAACCCCGCCAAGTACTTTTACGACAAACAAGACGTTCGAGCAGCCTGCCAATGGCGCCTACAGCAATACTTGGGATTCTCCCGTTAATGCCGACTGGGCGGCCATCGATGCGTGCTTTGGCGGTACGACGACGATTAACCCGACGTCCACGGGCGCTTCGGTCATTGTCCTGACGGTTACCCAGTATCGGCCTCCCAACATCGTCATCTCGGCGGGCACTCTGACGGCCGGGTACACCAACGTGACCTACCAGATCCCGTCAGGCGTCGGCGGCTTTTGGTCGATCGCGAATGCCTGCCCGACTGGCACGCCTTCGACGACGTCTTACACGGTGACGATCACGTCGGGCGGTGGCGGCACGAGCGTTGTCTTGCAGCCATCGACGCGCACCCTGCTGTTCTGCGACGGTACCAACGTGTTCAGCGGCCTGTCTGGCGCGCTGGCGGCGGCCGGGTCTACCAGTCAGGTGCAATACAACTCGGGCGGTTCGCTGGCAGGCTCCGCAAACTTGGCTTTTGATGGCAACATCCTGACGGTCGGCGACAGCACTGTCACCGCGACGTTTACGGGCTCCACAGACGCCACGGGAACCGTCCTGACGGTCTCGAGCGTGACGGGCACAATCGCCGCAAATCAAAAGGTCTACGCCCCCAGTATCCCGTCTGGCGCGACTATCAGCGGCTCAGGTCCGACCTACACGATCTCTCCGTCATATCCCAACCTTGCGGCGCAACCGATGTTCTCGGCCACGACGGGCGAAGCGGTTAACGGCTTCCTGACGTCGCCATATGCGACGATCAACCAATTGGTCCTGACTCGAGCGGTCGCGCTGTCGGGCCTGATCTCGATTACGGGCACTGGCACTGCCGGGACTATGGATAACGTCAACCTCGGGCAGACGACGCCAGCGCTGGCTCAGTTCAAGCAAGCAGCCACTCCATCGGTCAACATCGGAAACAGCGGCACTGGATTTACGATGGACTGCTCGGCATCGAACGTCCAGACCTTGGTGATGACGGGCAACGTGCCCAACACCGGATGGACGATCAACAACAAAGTCGATGGCCAGACCATCAACCTGTTTATTACGCAGGGATCCTCATGGACGCTGGCGTGGCCGACGTCGTTTAAGTGGCCCGGCGGCACGGTGCCTGCCATCTCGACTACGAGCAGCGCGGTAGATCTTCTGGTGATGACCTACCGCAGCAGCACGGGCTACTGGTATTGCACGCTCTCAAAGGCCTTCGCATGACTTTCGCGACGCGCACTCTAGGCTATTTGGGCGGCATCAACGTGTCGGTGATTGTCGGCACCATGACCACCACAACGGGACGCAGCACGTTGACATGGTGGGGATGGAGCACCATCTCTGGCAGCGGGAGCATCTACTACCCAGACTCCCCCGTGGCTGGTAGCGTCATTCCGTCACCACTTTACATCAACGGCGTGCAGATTCTTGGAATTGCGTCGGTCAGCACGCCTGCAAGCACCACCAGCGCTTCGGGCTACTACGTTTACGTCGCGGGGAACAACACCACGCTGATCAGCACGCTGACGGTGGCGGGCGTGACCATGACATCGCCGACGGCAACATTCGACAACGCGGTGTTAGCGAATGTGGCCAACACGCGCTATCTGTTCTCTCGATCCGACACCACGACGCTGTTTGGCACGACTGTTGGCGCTTCCGTGCCTGTCCTGCTGACCTAAGGCGTGAACTCTTTGATCTTGCCAATGTGCGCGGTGTTGATGCCCATCGGGCCAACCGACTTAGTGCTCATGCCGTCTTTGTAGATTTCTTCGACGATGATGAACGGGTTGTCGTTACACAACTGAATGAATTCTTCAAAAGAATCGACATCGGCATCGCCGATGACTTGATGGACAAGGCTTTGAGCCCGCGAGGGCATGTTCAACGTGATTTGGAATCGCATCGGTAGTCTCCATAAGGCGGTGAGGGCCGTCCCCCACCGCCTGCGAAGATTAGCCGAAGTCGTCGGCCGTTCCCAGATTAACGGGCGTAGAACCCGTGCTCGGAGGCACTTGAACCGTTCCACCCACCGCAGGAGCGGCAGTAACAGCCTTAGGAACGTAAACAAGATCCGCCGGACGAGCGACCCATTTGATGATCTCGAACGTCGGCACGTAGTTCGTGCTCTTCTTCGCGCCCTCGCCAGTGGTCACAGGGACCGTCGCCTTCAACTTCACGATCGGCAACATACCGGGGTTGGACTTCGCGCCAGCCAGATATGCGTTATGCAACTCGTCGATGCCACGCAGGCACGAGCGCGCAGTCGATGCGAACTCACGAATGGTGCCGCCCAACGTGTTGCTCAACTTGATCAGGATGCGGAAACCCGGCTTGTGATTCGCCGAAGGCGGAGCCGGAATGCGATCGCCAAACTTCGCAACAGCAAACGACGGCGCGCCGCCCGTGCTGAAGTCGATGCTGCCCGTCTCGATGTTTTCAACATCGAAGATGGCCGCGAATTCGTTGGTGATGTCTTTCGTCACGTACGCGCCATCAACGTAGTCGCGCAGTGAGAAGCGGCCAGCACGAGCGTCATACTTGACGATCGGGATGATGTCGCTGCCGCCTTCCGAAGCAAAGTTAAAACCTAAAGCCATTGTCGTTTCTCCAAAATGCAGCAGTCTGGCCTGCTACTTGCCTTCGGGCACAACGCCCAATCCATCAAACGCCCCACACCTCAAATGCCGCTTGGCGGGCAAGTGGATCGTTCCAATAAAACGAATCGACGTCAGGAGTCACAAGCGATGCAATCTCCATCGGGTCATCCGAAATGTTGACCAGTTTCTGAACGGTCAGTGCAATTTTAACCAATGCGTTGAAATGCTCATCGGCATTTTCAAGCCGATACGTGGCCGACTTCTTCGGCGTCACGTACGCAATCATTGGGTCGATCGGCTTGTCGCCCGCGCTAACGCCTTTCGAGTAGAGCGCAACCTGCCGCGCGTGCGGCACGCTGATCTTCGACGGCAGTGCGTGCGTCGTCTTCAGGTCAACAAGCGCGCCCGATTCAAACAGCATGTCGTAGTAGCCGAAGAGCGGCACCTCAAGGCCGGGGACCTCAATGCGGACCTCGCCCTGTGTCGAGATCAAGCCGCCCATCGGCAATAATGCCTTCAAGCCTTCCTCAATCATCAGAATGATCGCGCCAGCCTCTTTGTCGATGCGCGGATCCGACGACAACGCCGTCAACGTCTGAAATTTGCTGATCGCAATCTCGCAACAATCACGCAAAGACGACTTACGGTTCATCAGGCCATGCACAATGCCTTCTTCAACGCACGTGCCGCGATGCGCGGCGGCGCCGACAGGCTGCGTGCGGCCCAGCACCTTCTGCATGACGAACATAGCGGGCTGCGCCGCAAAGCCGTTCAGAGTCGATGGCGAAAGATGCTTGATACCGAATGCGGCAAATGACATCAGGCATTGCCCGCGTTGCTGTCGGGCGGCGTGACGGAATTCAACACGTTGATCAGGTCCTGCGCGAGGTAGACCGCCTGATGCGTGTTGTGGTTTCCGTTCTGGACCATGGCCGCAAAAATGTTGATCGCAAAATGCTCGCGGATGGTCAGAGATTGCGCCATCGAAAACCCATCAATCGCCCTGAGACTCATGCTTCTACTCCGTGCTTTGCGCCGTAGAAGGCAATCAACGTCGCGTCAGCGCGGCCGTCGTCCTTCTTGCGCTTGAACAACTCTGAATACTTCGGGAACAGAGCCATGGCGCGCTCGCGTGAGCCGTCCTTGCCATCGCGCAGGTTCAGCGCCTTCTGCCATGTGCGCGGCGGCACGATGGTGACGGGAATCTCGTACGCGCCTAGCACGCCTTCGACGACGCCGACTGAACGACCCAACGAGAACATACTGGTGACGCCCTGTCCCGGCATTGCCCCGACGCGCTCAAGGTAAGCCGCCGCAACGGCCTTGCCCGCGATGAGGTCAGCGACCAGAGCAGCAACAACCTCACGCTTCGTTTTTCCATTCCGCGTCACCTCGACGACAGGCATGTCGTGGACCTCAAGCGTCCCCTCAACGCTGTCGTAAAGCGCGATCGCGCCGTTTAAACCGGGATCGATGCCGATGATCATCCTTTTGCCTTCTTCAGTTCCATCTGCAACTTCGCAATTTCTGCGGCGTGATGGTTGTTGTTTTTGCGCCAAGCCTCAAGCCCGTCGAGGTACGACTTCCGCAACTCGATGATGACCTTTGCGGCATCTCTGGACGTTTCGTCGTTCCGCTCAAGCAGGCGGTCCACGATGTCGGGTCTGAGACTCATGCTTGCACCTTCAGGAAGCGCCTGAGAGCCGCTACAACGACCTGTGAGGTCGACGGAGCCATAGCCCCACGGGTAGTCGCTTTCAGGGCCTTGTAGACCTCCGCAGGAAGCCTGACGCTGATTCGGCGGTCTGACGTGTCTGATTTGGATGACATGGGGCGCAGGATGGACTTCTCGAAAAAAAAGTTCAATGCCCCTGTTGCATCTTAGGACGAAACGTCCTAATCTTCGTTCTCGGTCGATTAACAACCTATCTGGAGAGCCTCATGAAACTTGGAACCGAAACCGGCAGCGTCCTGAACCACCTCTACTCGCGCATGGTCGTCGGCGAGCCGACCCCCGTCGTTGGCATGGGCGTCACCCTGCTGATGTGGACCGACCGCGCTGCGGGCACCATCGTCGAGATCCGTGGCAACGTGCTCGTCGTCACCGAAGACGAAGTCAAGCGCGTCGACAGCAACGGCATGAGCGAATCGCAGCAATACCAGTTCACGACCAACCTGCGTGGCCGCAAGTCCTACTTCAAGAAGGACCGTAAGGGCATGTGGGTCGAGCACTGCTACAACGACAAGGGCCGCTTGGTGATTGCGCGTGGCTGCGGCCTGCGTATCGGCGAGCGCGCCCACTACCACGACTTTTCGTTCTGAGGAGAACCACATGAGCACTTCACTTGCCAAGATCAACGCCCGCATTGCGCGGGCAGGGATCCCACTGGAACTCGTGCGAGGCGAGGGATATCACTATTTCGTGTTTGACCGCCCCATGATTCAGCGCGACGGCACGATCACGCAGGTGAACATCTATCACGTCGTGATGATCCGCCACACCAAACACTACAGCGCGGCTGAGTGGGTGAACCAAGCGGGACTGGCGTTCATCGCCATCATCGACAAGATCAAAACCGATTGGCCAACAGTGAATATCTAACATGCTCGCAATACAAACAAAATTTATCGACGCATCCAACTTCAAGCCTGCGCGCATGCAGGCCAAGTGCGACCTCAAAACGATTTACGTCCCGTATGACTTTGCGGTCGACAACAAGGAAAACCATCAGGCCGCGTGCCTCGCGCTTTGCGACGCGATGGGGTGGAAGCCGGGGCCTAGCGGTAATTACGATGGGCCGCTTGTGGGCGGTTATTTTGGGAACGCATGCTTCTGGGTCTGGTCAACCACTCGGATCACCACGAAGGGAGAAAAAAAATGAAAGAGATGATCGGCAAGCAAACTAAAAAGCGCTACGTCTTCCAGTCGGAGTCGGACCTGATGGACCACCTGATGGCCGACGACAGCGTCGGCTTCTGCATCCGCTGCGGTCACGAGCACCACGGCATCGAGCCCGACGTCGACAACGCCAAGTGCAAGGAGTGCGGCAACAACGGCGTCTTCGGCGTCGAGGAACTGCTCGTGCGCGGCCTCCACCACTTGGACCCGCTGACATGACGCCCGCGCAGCAGGCTCAGTTCATCCGGGCGGCACTGACCCGGCTTGGCATCACACAAGCCGCTCTGGCGCTTTCTCTGGGCGTCTCAGAGCGCACGGTGAGGCGGTGGGTCAGCGGCACGCAGGAGGTGCCGAAGCCGGTCATGCTCGCCCTCAAAATTATTTTCGAGGGAGGTGTTGCATCAGGACAAAATGTCCGATAACATCTCCTTCGTCGATTTTATCTACCTACCTATTTCGGAGCCTCAAATGAACGCATCAGTCGCCTACCTGCACGGCCTCACGGAGCAGGACGTTTTTGAAGTCACCAACCCGGTCGACGAACTGGGCCGCATCCGCGCTGAGATCGCGGCGCTCAAGGAGTCGGAGGAGCGCCTGCTCACCTTGATCAAGGAGGCAGGCGTCGGCGCCTACGACGGCGTCGCGTATCGTGCCACCGTGTCGGAAGTCGCCCCCCGGGAGTCGTACGACCCAAAGGCGATGGAGGCAAAGTTGCGCGACCTCGGCGTCGACAACCGTTGGTTCACCCACAACACCAAGACGACCGCCGGTTACGTCACCGTGCGCGTCACCGCCCGCAAGTCCAAGTGAGGTGCCCCGTGGCCAAGATCAAATGGGTCAAGCCCAGAGCCGCCAAGTACCTCGCCTCTAAGCGCGGCGAGTGGATCAGCGATGATGGCGTGTTTCGCATCGAGCCGGTCTTCGCGTGGCTTTTCAGTGGTCGCATCGTCGGCAGCAGCCTGTACTTCATGTTCGACCTGCACGGCGAGTATGCGTCGGTCAAGGACGCCAAGCGTGCGGCGGAGGCCTCCTCCAATGAAAGCCTCCACCCACATGGGTGTCGACGTCGAAATTTTCAACTGGTAAGGAGAATCACCATGGCATACCGCATTACCCGCGCAGAGCAGGTCACCATCGACGGGCACACGGACACGATCCGCGCCAAGTACCGGGCTTTCATCCGCGCCATCGAGGAGATGAACGCTGAGATCGAGATGCACACGGCCAAGGTCCAGAGCCTGCTGTCGGACCTCGACGAGGCCAAGGATGAGGCTGCGGGCTTTCTGGAGGACATCCACCGCGCCCACGAGGAGGAGTTCGACTTGGCCACGGAGAAGTGGCAGGAGTCGGAGCGCGGCGAGTCGGTCCGTGCGTGGCTCGACGAACTGCAGAGCCAGATCACCTGCCTGCAGGACGGCACCGACTGGACCCCGCCGGAGCAGGCCGACACCGACATCCTCGACCCGGCGGAGTACCTTGAGGACATGTACATGGAACCTGAGAGCCCCTAAACAAAACCAAGGGGAGCCGTCTCTGGTAGGCGTCTCCCCTTTACTTTGGGTGTTGACAGGGTGTTTCTGCCTGTCTTAGAATCACCCCCGTCGAGTTACCTACCTACCTACATCGGAGATCTTTCAACATGAACGCAGTCACCAACGCCGTCGCCGCCGCCACCCGCTCGTGGTCCCCGTACCAGTCGGCCATTTTCGACTTCGTCGAGAACGGCACCGGCAACGCTGTCGTCGAAGCCGTCGCAGGCAGCGGCAAGACCACAACCCTCGTCGAGGCCTTCAACCGCATCAAGGGCAACGCCGTGTTCTTGGCCTTCGGCAAGGCCATCGCGACGGAGTTGGTCAGTCGCGGCGTCAACGCCAAGACCTTCCACTCGCTGTGCTTCAGCCCGGTGCTCCGCTTCTGCGGCATCAACAACATCGACAAGGACAAGTTGCGCCGCATCATCGCCGACAACCTGACCGACGCCGACGTCCGCACCTACGGCGCGTTCATCAACGAACTCGTCAAGTTGGCCCGCGAAGCCGGTGTCGGCTGCCTCGTCGAGGACAGCGAGCAGGTCTGGCTTGATATCGCTGAGCACCATGACCTTGAAGTCGAGGGCGACATGGCTCGCGCCATCCACCTCGCCCGCCGCCTGCTGCAGGCGTCGAACGAATCGCCGGAGTGCGACTTCACCGACCTGCTCTACCGTTCCGTTCTGGAAGGCATCAGCCTGCCGAAGTTCGACTTCGTGTTCGTCGACGAGGCGCAGGACACCAACGCCATCCAACGTGCGATCCTCCGCAAAATCTCGCACGCAGGCACCCGCATCGTCGCCGTCGGCGACCCGCGCCAAGCGATCTACGGCTTCCGTGGCGCCGACAGCCGCAGCCTCGACCTGATCACCGAAGAGTTCAACGCCATCCGCCTGCCGCTGACCGTGTCGTACCGCTGCCCGAAGTCGGTCGTCGCCTTCGCCCGCCAATGGGTGTCGCACATCGAGTCCGCCCCGGCGGCCGCCGAAGGCGTTGTGGGCAACCTCGGCACCGAATGGAACGGTGCCATGTTCGACCCAACCGACCTGATCATCTGCCGCACGACCAAGCCCCTCGTGGCTCTGGCGTACCGCATGCTCCGCAGCGGTCAGGGCTGCAAGATCCTTGGCAAGTCCATTGGTGAGGGCCTGCAGCGCCTGATCACCCGCATGAACGCCAAGGGCATCGACGCGCTCGTCGAGAAATTGCGCAAGTGGGAAGAACGTGAGGTCGAGAAGGCCAAGGCTCGCGGCAACGAGGCCAAGATCGCCGCCATCCAAGATCAGGCTGAGTCGATCCTCTGCCTCATCGAGAGCCTGCCTGAGACCGACCGCACGGTCCCGGCGCTGCTCCGCCTGCTCGACACCATCTTCGATCAGGAGCGCGGCGTGACGACGTTGGCGACGATCCACAAGGCCAAGGGTCTGGAAGCCGACCGGGTTTACTGGCTGAACTCGTCGCAGTGCCCGTCGAAGTGGGCGCGCAAGGACTGGCAGAAGGAGCAGGAGGCCAACCTTTGCTACGTCGCTGCGACCCGCGCGAAGCAGGAGTTGTACTTGATCGAGGAGGCCCGCTAAGGGCTTATTGACGGACAGGCGGAATCAGCCCATACTCCGCCTGTCCGACATTTCTGACCTACCTACTGGAGCGATCATGGACTACGACAACCGCCTGCTTTCGGCCTACCTCGACAGCGCCTCGGCGTTCGACGACTTCTACATCATCGACGCCAAGAACCATAACGATTGCAATTCGCGCAAGAACGGCTCGAAGCCGCGCCACATCATGATCAACGGCGAGTGCGTGATCTGCGGCGGCATCACTGAGGAAGAGATTGAGAGCCGCGTCGAGCGCGCGAACGATCGCGCTTACTGGGACCACGAATAATGGCCCTCGAGCACGAGTACCAACTGGCGAATCGCGTGGACCTGCTCGAGGACCACGCATTCACCATGGCCAACCAAATCGAAGTGCTCCGCAGCGTGTTGCGCTCGTGCGCGGAGTACATCGAAACATCGCCCGGCCTTAACGCTAAGGGCGTCATGGTCGCGTATGCGGCCCGCAAAGTTCTTTCAGGAGAGTACGGACTGTGAATATCAAGAAACCGTTTCACGAACGCGCGCACGAGTTCATCGAGCGCAACATGCTGCCCTTCTGCATGGGCTTCATGCTGGGTGTTTTTGTTGTTGTCATGAGGATGCTTTGATGAAGTTCGAGAAAGACAAACTCAGGTCGATCATGGCGCGCAACAACCTGCGCCAACAGGACCTCGCGTGGATGTGTGGCGTCAACGTCAGGCAGGCGCGCGCGTGGTGCAACGGCGAGTTTGCCGTGCCGCAATACGCTGGTCTTCTGATCATGGCCTATGACGAGGGCTTGCTCGAGCCCTCATGGTTCGCGCGCAAGATCCGCGCGGGTGTTCTCAAGAAGAAGGATGCAACCAATGCTGACTAATCAAAAGTGGAGGAATGATTCATGAGCAACGCGATGAGAGACATCGAGGAGTTGGTGGACATCGCCACCGACCAAGGCTTTCGAGTGCAGCCGCACCGGAACAAAAGTTTCGGCTACGTGGTGTACGGCAAAGACGGCCACGGCATCGTCACGCTGCGCCGCTCTGGCGACTCGAGAGCCATCATGAATGCTAAGTCCGATCTGCGGAAGATCGGCGTTGAATTCGACCGACCTATCAAGAAGCAAAAGGATGAACCGATGAAGAAAGAAACCGCCGACTTCACTGCCATGCTGGTGCCCACGAATGACTGCGCGCCCGCAGTCCCGCTTTCGCCCCTCAAGGTGGCCATGAATAAACTGCAGGCGGCCGTGGACGCCCTTTGCGAACTCGAGACGGCCCTGAAATTGGTCGAGCAGGACACCGCCAAGATGGAGGCGGTCCGCGCTGCGCTTCGTGGTCTGGTCTGATTGACATAAGCCGCTCTAGAGGCGGATAAGGTGGGGGCGGCGACCCGCAAAGTCTGCCGCCCCCTAATCGACCATGCACCCATGAGCGTACCATGATGTCAATTGCTTTTGACCCGGATTTTGCCTCGACCTCAGATCATGCACAGATGCTTCGTTCGTTGGGCCTTCAGGTTGTGCCGGGCCATGATCCGGCGTCCAGCCCCAACTGGAAACGACCCATGCTGTCCAGTTGGCGTGAGTTCGAGAACGCCCTCGTCCCCCAAGAGACTTTCGATCGTTGGTTCAGCCCCACGGGCAGCCATCGCAACGGCCACAACATCGGCGTGCTCACGGGCGCCTGCTCGAGTGGCGTGTTTGTCGTGGACCTCGACATCCAGCGCTACGCCGAAGCGGCCGAATGGTGGCAGGCTGTCACTTGTGACGACCCCATCATCGCGCCCACTCAACGGACAGGCGGAGGCGGCTTGCAGGTCTTTCTCAGGGCACCTGCCGGGTGGACGCCACCGACCGCCAAGACTCCAATCGGCGTGGACATTCGAGGACAGGGCGGCTTCGCCGTCGTTCCCCCGTCTCGTCACGAGTCGGGCGGACGGTATGCGTGGAACGCAGGACGCGAACCGTGGACCCTAGAGATACCGGAGGCGCCTGAGGCCCTCTGTGCGGCGATCGACCATCTGGTCGGCCCTCAGCCCTCATCCCAACACCACGACGGCGCAGCGGCCGTTAAAACGCCCAGCGTCGGCCAAGAACTCGATGCCTTCGGCGCGCGCATCGACGGTCGCGAGGATTACATGACGCGGCTGGTTTGGGGCCGCATGTTGGACCTCCACCGCGAGTGCCCGTTCTTGCCCTCGACCGAAGCCCTCAACAACCTGATGCGGGAGACCTACGAGGTCTACCTGCGCAACGTCAAATCTCGCATCCACGAGCCCGGCACGCCGCAGCACGTCCTGCTCGAGCGCGAGGGTCGTGGGCATACGCTGATGCAGCAGAAGTGGCGCGCGGCGCTGAACCAGTGGGACCACAAGGTAGCGCAGGAGGCAGCAAGACCCTCCCCAAAACAGCAACCGGGGCAGGAACAACCTGTCATCCCGCCTCGGATCGATCCAGAGACAGGTGAGATCATCGTAGAGCAGGGCGATTTCGCCCCTGACACGTTCGAGTTGCTCGACGTGCGCGGCATCAAAGCGCTTCCAGACCCGACGTGGTTGGTCGAGGGCATGATCATCGGACCGCAGGCGGTCGGATTCATCACCGGGGCGCCGGGATCCGGCAAGTCATTCCTCGCCATGGGCATGTCCATGGCCATCGCGCTTAAGCAGGCGGTCTGGTTCGACCGCAACCTGCACGTGCCGGAAGGCCCGGCGCCCGTGATCTATCTCTCCAGTGAAGGCGTCAGCGACATCAAGAACCGCATTCGAGCGATCGAGATCGCGAATAACCTGAGCGCAGACGACGCCCCTTTTTACCTTGGGCACAGTCAGATCAACCTGAACGCCGAAGGCGACGTCCTGAAACTGCTCAGGACGGTCCAGACGGTCGTGGACCGCCATAGCGTCGCGCCAGCCCTCATCGTCGTCGATACGCTCGCACGCGCCATGTCAGGCGACGAGAATAAGCAGGAGGATGCCAACGTCACGGTGCGCGCCCTCGACCTGCTGCGCCAGACCTACGGCTGCGTGGTCCTGTGCGTGCACCACTCGAGCAAGGCGGGCGAGAACATGCGCGGCTCGAGCGTCTTCAGCGGTGCCGCAGACTTCATCATGGCGGTCACCAAGGACTCGGGCGCCAGTGAGGGCCTGCTGACGGCCGCCAAGATCAAGGCAGCCCCGGACGGCTGGACGATCGGCTACAGCCTGCGCCCCATCGCCCTTGGCGATCTCAAAGGGACGCAATCCCTTGTCGTAGAGCCCTTCAGGAGCCCGCTGACGGCCTCAGAGCCTGAGGTGGACCTGTTGGCTGTCCAGAAGGTCCTGAGCGCCATGCAGGCGGCGTGGGAGGCTAAGAAGCCGTGGAGCCCACATCCCCGCAGTCGCAACGAGGGTCGGTACGCGATCACGCACATGCACGCCATGGGCATCCCGGCCGACAAGGCCCAGACCCTGCTCGAGGACTGGCTGCACAGCGGCCAGATCGCGCTTGAGATGGTGGACAGAAACACCAAGGCGAAGGGCCTAAAGGTCGTCGACAACACGGTTCAGGTGGTGCGTGATTGGCGCGAAAACCGCGCCGGAGACGAGTCGTGAGGTTGCGGAGACATTGCGGAGACGCATGCGGAGACGTCTCCGCAAAAAGTGCGTCTCCGCAAAAAACTTCAACAGAATCATTGCGGTATAGCATTTGCGGAGACGTATTGCGGAGACGCGGAGACAGGGTCGAAAAATCCAATGAAATCAATGCGGTATGCGTTGCGGCAAAGTTTGCGGAGACACCACTTACCCTCGGTAGAGGGGTAAGGTGGGTGCGTTACCGCAACCACCACCTGCAGACTGCGAATCTGCAGTCTGTTTTTTTTTTTGAACAGCAAGCGGGCATTGACGCGGGGCAACGCGGAATCGCTCCGCACGGGGCTGCGCGAGTTCCGCTGCCCCCGCACGCAGGCAGGTTGGAGGTGAGTGATGGAGACAGGTGAATTCAGGATGGCCGGACGGCGCCGGGTGCGGGTGCGCCCGGATGAGCGGGTCGTGGCAGAGCATGGCCCGTGGGTCGTGAGCACGGTCGCGGCGTGGACCACGGCCGAATGGGTCGCGCTCAAAGCGGTGCTGCTGACGCCTGCCCGCAAGAATGTTTTTTACTTGGCGTGGTCCCGCTCGACGCAGTCGTTCAAGCGCAACCGGGAGTGGAAGTTGCTCGAAGAGCATCATCAGGCCGATTCTGAGGCGTTTAGAGCGGCTATGGAGGAGAAAGTATGGCTGTAGCAATGGTGTTGGCGATCGCGGTCCTGCTGGCCCACGGGCATTACTGCTGGGCGATGATCGTGTTTTTGATTGCGTTGCTTGTTGGCAATGGAGGTGAGCGGTGACGACAAAAGTGGTTTACGAGGACGATGAGGTCGCGGAGATGTTCGAGGACGTCCTGCTGGCCGACGGGTTCGAGGCGGCCCTGATCGGGATGGGCACGCAGTTCAATCGCGCCGTCGCGATTTATGACTGGGACCAATGCGTCGATATTTTGGTGCATCGTGACCAAATGTCGGAAGAGGAAGCGGTCGAGTTCATGGACTTCAACGTGACAGGCGCATGGGCTGGCAATAACACGCCCATTTTCTTGCGCGCTTATGTGAAGAATGTTGAACGCATTCAATAAGTTAGCGCGATTCTGCTTGTCAGCCATTGCGACCATCGCGGCATGGCTGACTGTGGAATGTTCCACGTGGAACATGCACGTGATCTATCGACCGATGCAGGCTCAATTCACCGAATCAATGGGTAGCACAAACCGTGAAGACAGTGGTAGGACCGCCGTGGGCGCACACGCAGGCAGGGTACAAGGCAGGGCGCACGGCGCTGGACAGCATCGAGGCAAAGGAGCGCGCTCTGCACCTCGCGTGGGGCGTAGGGCGAGCCCGCCTGTGCCTCGCGCCTGACGTCAGGGAGCGCTACGACGCGCAGGAGGAGCGCCTGTGGCGGGCGTCACGCGAGGCGGATCTGCCCACGCTGCTGATGGAGGTCGGCCGCATGGAGAAGGCGCTTGCTGCCGCCGACAAGGCCGCGCAGGCGTGCGGCGTGCTGCTGCCGGGCGTGTGGGAGGCGCGCATGAGCGATGGCAGCACGCTGGCGATCGTGCAGGAGCGCGAGCACGCGGCCCGCGTGAGGGCGCGCGACCGCGCTCTAGAGGTATGGACGGTCGAGGAGTTGGCCACGCTTGTCGAGGCGCAGGACGCGCCCCTGCGAGCGCTCAAGCGGCGGTTCGGCGCGATCTTGACCAGCATGCAGGCCACGCCGCTGGCCGATCCTGACGCGCCCTCGAGCGAGCCGTTCAAGGACGACAGCCCGGCTGACATCCGCTGGTGAAGTGGGAGAGAATGCGCGCCAGCCTGTGGATGGTTGTGTGCATAACCTGTGGATAACTTCTCCCACCAATAATCTGCAGCGTAATCAATCACTTACGAGTTTACGCATGCAACATAATAACGATTATGCGAAGTACGCACGCCTGCGGTGGGACGCGGGCCCATGAACGGCCCGACGCCCAGCAGGCGCGGCTGGTGCGCGGCGTGCAAGAGCGTCGGCGACCTGCTGCTCGTCCGCACCAAGCCACACCTGCGAGCGCGCTGCTGGCGCTGCGTGCAGTGCGTCGAGCGGTCACGTGCCTTCAAGTCCGCGCGCGATAAGGCTAACGGAATCAACGGCTTATGAGCGATGGCCCGCTGCATCTCGGGCGCGCCTGTGAATATCCTGTTAGGAAACTGTGAATATCCTGTGGATAACTCGGAAAATCCTGTGGATAACCTGTGGATAACCGCTTGACCCCCCTCCGACCCCCCCTGTATTAGGCGAAAGGCGCGTGGGGTGGTGGATCTGCCCGCCAACTACATATACTCAGAATCCGCCTATAGACAGACCCCCCACCCCCCTTCGCGAAATAAAAGGGTGGGGGGGTACCCAAAGACTCTCCCCAACGGACGACGGCGTGGGAGAGTGCTTGGGTAGAGTCAAATGCGACATTGACCGACCTAATGGAGCCTACCGATGGCAAAAAGCAGAAAAGACTTGGAACCGATTTACAAATTGACCCCGGTAACTCCACAGGAGGCGGCGATCATTGGCGACGGGGCGCAGGCCGGGGACACGCCCCAAGACCTTAAAGCAAAAAAAACTCGTAACAGTAAGACGAAGCCCAACCCCATCCGCGAGTTGATCAGCCCACCCGACAGGCCACAAGGCATCCCGGCCCACGTGGTGGACGAGATTATGCGGCACAAAATTCGATCGTTCGCGTTCTTAGGGTATCCGATTGAGCGCATCTCGGTCCTGACGGGGTTGAGCGAGAACACGCTCAATAAGTACTACAAGCACGAGTTGGACTCGGCCGTCCCGGAGATGTTGGCGAACGTGGCCAATAATTTGTACCAAATCGCGATGAGCGACCGGAAGGACGCGGTCAGCGCCAGTATCTTTATCCTGAAGACCCGTGCCCAGTGGCGCGAGAAGGACCGGCTAGAGGTGACGGGCGCTGACGGTCAGCCGATACAGGTTCAGGCCAACCAGACGTTTGACTCACGGAAGTTGACGCCTGAGCAACGCGAGAATCTCAGGGAGATCATGAAGGCGGCGTTGGCGGCGAACCTCCAGTCGAAGGCTGAGGATGCCCAGTATGTGGACGAGGACGAGGAATAGGCGGATACTGTCCGACGTGTATGACTAACCGATGGAGAGACTCAGATGACCCGCGATGACATTATTCGGATGGTGCGTGAAGTTTTGTTTACAAAGGTGACGGCATGACCATCATAAAACTGGCGTTCTGCGCCCTCGCTTTCATCGTGGTCTTCAGAATCGCTGTCACGATCTTGATCTGGATGCTCGTCAATCGGCTCGAGTCTCGGCGGTCACTCAACGCTGCGAGGAGGAAAAGCCATGACCCGCGATGAAGCAGCCAAATATGCGTTTGCCAAGTTGCATCAAACGTTCTACGACGCGCTTCACGCGCTGATGACGAAAGTCGATGCGCGGGCAAGGGCCGAGGAGCAAGAGGCGTGTGCGCGATTGTGTGAACAAAAGTCAGCGGTTAAGGGCGGTGAGATATTTGCGGCTCGGATCCGTGCGCGGGGGGAGAACCCGTGATCTGCACGACATTGAATCGAATTCGCGAACATGATCCGTGTGTTGAAGGGTGGAAAAAACTTCTTCGGCATCTTGGCAAAACAGAAGCCGATGACGAGCCGCTACCGTTTAGCGTCATTGTGGAATCAAACGGCATAAAAGACGCTTTGTGGGCGTGTCGCACGGTGCCTGAGCATGACCTCGAGTGGCGGTTGTTTGCTGTCTGGTGTGCAAGACAAGTGCAGCATCTGATGACCAATCAACGAAGCCATGACGCAATCAATGTCGCAGAGCGTTTTGCTTTGGGCGCAGCGACAAAAAATGAATTGGATGCGGCGCGTGATGCGGCGTGGTCTGCGGTGCGTGATGCGGCGCGTGATGTGGCGTGG